ATTGAACTCCAGTATTTGTCTGCACACATACTAACAGTTTCACGATTGTTGACACATGGGATATTCATCTTCTCTAACTGAGAAACTAAATCCATGTAGGAATCTTTACTTGCAGCTGAACCACGAACGATTGCAATTACATTTTCGTCCAAGACCCAATCAACATCTGAACCGTGATTACTAATGGTAGTAACATCTTTTTCTTTATTGATAACTGCTTCTTCAATATGAGCAATGTAGGAGTCTAGTCCTTTCTTCTTACACTCTTCTTGTAATCGTCCTGCAGTGATAAATGGTTTCTTACTACTATTCTTTGCAGACACGATTAACAACCGTATAGGTGGTTTGTCGGTTTTCCTTACTTCTGTTATATCTGCAAAACTTCTCATAACTTGTTTAATCCTACTTCCATTGCTTGTTGTTCTAGTGGTGTCATTTTTTGTTTATGTAATGAGATATAATGTTCTGCATCTACAAGAACCAAAGGTTTACTTCGGTTACGTTTAATTACCACTAAGGGTTCATACCCTTTACAATTTGTTTCTGCCTGTTCGTAGGCCTTCCACACGTTTACTGCTTCTTGGTTTTTACACTCGATGGAGTAGGGGAACTTCTCACGAGACTCTCGTCCCATAATGATATCCTCACCTTGTGACCCCATCGGTCTAGATTCTAAATCTTCTTCATTTAGATTGAGACCCTCAATTAATTTTTGAGTAAACCACTGTTGGAGTTTTCTTCCTTTTGCTTTTGCACTGGAAGTCTTCATACCTTTCTCCAATTCTTGTATTTATTAGTAAGTGTATTTGGAGTAACTTCTTTTACTGTATCTCTTTGCAGGAGTTCGGGTTTCACAACTTCAATTGATGGACGAACAACTAACTCACCATCCTCGTTTGGTTCTACTTTTTTCCAAGGGTCGTTATGCGGCCCAAAACTTCTGTAGTTTATCATTCGTCCCATAGCCCATATTTCATCAGGATTATCGGCGATGTTTTCTTCGAAGTCTAACGACTCACCACAACCACAAACTACTTTGGTCTTCTCGTTTTTAAATTCAACCTTTGTTAAGAGACCATCGTCCTGAGTTTTTAAATCTATCTCACAACAGTCAACATATCTTTTATGATTAACACCAACTAATATAGTAAATCTATCATTTATATTAAGCTGATAATCTCTACCTTCAATATAAGTTCCTCTCTCCCAAATATATTCATATCCTGCACAACCTTTATTAGGTCTTGCACCAAATCGTATAGGATTAATTCCTGTAGTTGCAATCCAATCTTCAGCCGTCGGCGTTATCGTTAACATTGACATCCTCTAGTTTTTTAAATCTTAATAGATATTCAGGAATATGTATGTCTTGGTCTTCAGGTACATACAAGTAATTAATTTCAGAACGGTTACAAGTGTCAATCGCATCTTCAATTGTATCGACCAGTGCTTCACCACCTAGATTAAATGATGTATTAAAAATCATCGGGACTCCTGTACGTTCATAAAATCCTTTAATTAAATTATAATAGTTTTTATTCTGTTCATGTGTAACGGTCTGAATTCTACAAGTCCCATCTGCATGAACCAATGTCGGAACCTTCTCGTACGCAATATCTTTTGCTTGAATAGCAAAGGACATCCACGGAGATTCTTTTAGTTGAAGCATATGAAAGTATTCGTCTGCGTGTTCTAACATGACACTACCTGCAAACGGACGATACACTTCTCTCTTCTTTACATGATTTACAATCTGTTTGGCTTCGGGATGAGTCGGGTCAAATAAAATACTTCTATTCCCTAATGCTCTTGGGCCCCATTCTCCTTCCCCTTGGAAGATTGCAATAATCTGAGCATCATCGATAATTAAATCTAGTATCTCGTCTTGGTCTCTAATAATTTGTGTAATCATGATGGGTCAATACTCCTTGTCCATTCAGTAGGCGTAGTTTCAATCCACGCACTTGGTTTGCAATAATCTTCGTCTCCATTCTCTTCGGGGTCAACCTCTCCTTCTAACATAAACTGATACATCTGTAATCCTGCACCTGCAGCCGTTCCACCATCATGAGGAACAGGGTCTACGAATATTTGATAATCGGGGAAACGTGAAAGGTACTTATAATTGTTAGTACAGTTTAATGCAAATCCACCTGTTAGTATTATATTCTTACACTCAGGTTTATAATCGATTGCACGTTGAATTAATTGACAAGTATATTCAAACGAACTTAATTCTAACTCATGTGCAATATTATATTTGTTATAGACATCAGGTTGATGTGAACCGTAAGATGCCATTCCCATGACCTTCCCAGCTGCACGACCTAACTTGTCGGTTCCTAATGCACTCGATACGTTTGAGAAATTCATTCCTGCACTAGGATTTGAAGTGTAACAATAGTCCACTCCATCCTCGGTTTCTTCGAAATCCTCTCCACTCATAAAGGCACCATAGAGTTCGTTCGGAAAGTATTGACCCATGTCATTGACAAATCTATGATTACTTAATTTTTGATATAGAGTATAAATCTCGTGTTCGGATTTATTCCCGTAATAAATTGTTTCTATTTCTTGGTGAGTAGGATGTGTCTGCCATTTCTTGCGACAACCACCACCGTCCATCGCTATAATAAGAGCTTCGTCCATGTCACTCAGACCAAACCCACAATAGGCATGATGTTCGTGATGTGCGATGTTATAAAGATACTCACCTTTGGGTAAGTCAAGTTGATTGACTGCAATGTCGTCCATAATCATTTTGTCTTCGTCACCATACTGTTTGCGTACCGTCAACTCTTCATATTCGTCCACCAGTGTGTCTATACGTCCCCTAGAGAGACATTCGGACTTAACTGATGCAATGAACTCTCTAGACCTTAAACGGTCTTGTGGGAGTTCTGGCGAAATCTCAACATCATACATACGTCTATCGAAAGAACTGAAAACCACTTCGTCAATATCGTCAATGTTTATTTTTGATTGTATGACCTGAAGGAAAGACTCCTCGTCACACTTGGGTGCATAATATTTACTACGTCTGCTTCTTTCTTCCTCGAAGATATCAACCACTTCACCATTTTTAATGATTGCGATTGAGGTGTCATGAGAAATATTAATTGCGAGTATAGTATTCTCGATATGATTCGCTTTGTTCATAATCTATTTGTTCCTGTTGTTATTACCTTAAGAGTCTTTAGGTGCATAGTGTTTAATAAGAGTATCTTCAGAGACTAGATTTGCATCCAACAACTCTTCGACTAAGTCTTTACGTCCTGCTTTGAAACCACTTCTCCACACGAACCACACTAATGCAACGACATACCCTATGTGTATTGCTATTAAAAAATCTGACATATTTATTTTCTCCCTTTAAATCGTTCTACGATATCTGACCATGGGACATACATTTCTAACGCTTTGTAAATGAGGTAATACACGAGTACACCAAACGCATAAACAAAGAAGTTGAAAAAGACCCACCAAGGGAATGTTAAAATATTTGAAATAAAATCTATCATGGTATTATTTAGACTCCCACGAAAAAGTGTTTAATTAAACCCGTCAATAAAATAAGGAATCCAACTGCATTTAATAATATCAATGCACGGTCATTCCAAATCAGACTCACCATCAACCAACCACATATACCCACGAAGGAAAATCCTAAGTCGAATATTGCGAGTTCAGGTATGCCCGATGCACGAACACTCATTCCTAACACTAGAGATACACTTGCACACCATTTAAGATACCAAGCTACTTTTTCTCGTTTAATATTTTCAAACATTGCACTATGAGCCATTCTTTTCTCTCCTTAACCATTTTCTATAGGATAATACTTCACCATTTCTCTCTTGGAGTTGTTCTTTCAGGTAGATGTCGTACTTTTCTTTCATTTCTTTAGATTCATTCATAGTTTTAACCCAACCGTCACTATTTTCTTGCCACTGGTCACTGTTTTCCATTAAAACCACCCAATTACAATATTCAGGATGATAATCCACCCACATAGAAGGTTAGTCCCCACTACAAACATACGAACCATCGCAATATCGTCTTCACGTCTTTTATCATACCCATCTTGTTCACCAAATGAACCGAGTGCGTGTTTAATGACTTTAAAATCCACTCTCATCTGCCAATATCCTTTATGTTGGATTTATTTATAACTTGATACGCACCTTTGTTATATGCAGGTGCAATGGTAAACTTCTTTGACTCCTCTATCTTATAAGTCTCCGTAGACACACCACACGTCCCTGTAGAGGACGAACCCGTATAAGAAGGATACTTATCATAGTGGTCGCTAATCTCCTTCATACGGTTACTGGGTGCAATCTCCATCGGTACAAACACAACACGCTTACGGGGTGCAGTCTTATATGCAGAAGTCTTACGCTTCCTACCACTGTAAGAATGAGTCATAGAACCGTAGAAGAAACTCATAGTCTCTAACCCACCTTTGTAGTGTCATCTAAAACACTGGGGGGTGTATCCAAATACATCTTATCCATCTCTTGTCTGTCACTCAACACATAGAGTGCGAAACCCCATATGAGTGTAAAGAGAGTTAGATGAAGTGCAACATAAAATCTCGAAGTGCTACTCCAAGGTTTCTCGTGCTTGATTTGCAGAAAGATATCTTTGATTTTCTCTCTGTTACGTTTTTGTTGTTTGGTCATAATTTTCCTCTAAAAAAAATTTGGAAGAGTCTTTAAAAAATCTTCGTTAATAAACAGGGTGGGGGTCTAGGTCAGCTCTCAGCTCTCTTAGGAGTCCCACGGCACTGTTTTATTCGCTCCCTCTCCTACGTCACTCTACGCAACTCTACGACATGACCCTCATCCTCTAGTCTCCGACATAGGTTTAATCCCTCAGAGAGACTTATAGGGGTCTCTGTACGCATTTCTAACATAGATGCACCTGCGACTCGTGTCTCACGCTTATTAATACTGTATACATCTACAGTATTCCATGTCGCTTGTATGTTCTCTTTCATTATATCATACTCCAATCTAATAGTAAAGGGGGGTCGCCATCTCAGACGACTCCACTCTGTCCCTATCAGAAACATTAAAGACGTTCCGCCGTCACCACACGATACTTTCGCAGGTACTATCGTGTTACCTATACTCTATTATACTACAAAGTATCCTATCTGTCTAGTGGAATTCTCGTTTGTTTCCATTGATAGTCATGTAGTCTATCTGTATCTGTCCCTGTATGACGTGACCTGTTCGAGATGCAATCAACTTACACATGGCGTTCCAATCCTCATTGGTCTTACCTTGTGCGAGTACTGCCTCTTGGCGGGTCAATCGACATAGGAACGGATACGAGGTTGCAAGATGAATCCCTTCGAGGGTGTTCTCATCCGATAATGCATACCTGTCAAACGTATTCTTGTTTGGTGTTGTAATCGTTACCATGTTATCTCTACCATTCCTCTTGCAAGATCAGCAACATCGTAGTGATCTAGGTAATCAGGACACACTGAACTTGCTCTGTCCATTATCACCCTGTCTAAAACTGTATCGTTATATACATCACCATCAGATAAATTGTTATTAAACCTGATGTCCTCATTAACTTCATCGGCTATTGCCTGTGCTAATCCTTCATATGTCATTCTCATTTCTGTCATTTGTTTCCTCTATTTTTCATTCTATGTACATAGTATACCATTAGTGGGGGGTCATTGTCAAGTACACTAGGTGTTATTTCTTTCATGTAATCCACCCATGTATAGGCGGCTGCCCATTGCGTCTCCGAATTGCCATGGCGGCGGTCGGGGTTTTTCTGCACATACTTCTCCATTATATAGCTATTATACCATTTTATGCGGCCCATTGTCAAGTACCTCTGAGACGCCTTATCTATAAGGGTTTCAGCAGGGCGACGAACACCGTACATACCAACAACCCACATCAAAGTGGGGTCTCGTTTTAAATTGGGTCTACTTGCACTTACGGCCGTGTGTCATAACCGTTACAATACTATATCATCTTAATCACCAAGGGAATTAACATCAGACCCATCCCCATCAGAAAGTCAGGGCAAAGTAGGTCGTGTTTTTTAATTATCTTTCTCATTATATACATAGTATACCAAATTATCGTACCCATTGTCAACCCCTCTGAAACCCAGTGGTGGTAAGGGTTTCAGGAACAAAGACCCGACAATGAAGCATACATTCTCCGTGGGAAACTCAAAGCGCTGCGTGGTGCAGATAAGTGTGCAAAGAAAACGAATATAGGTGCAGAAAAGTGTTGACAATGACCCCCCATTTATGAGATAATACTACTTCACTGAGAGAAGAAAGGAAAGAAACATGAAATTTTACTACCGAATCAGCTGCTTACACACTCACCGACCCCTATGTGCAAAGATATTCAAGACAAAGATGGCCGCTCATGAGTACGCAGAGAAGGTCAACATACAAATTGCACTCAACCGCTCTCCCATGAGTTCAGACGAGGCCTATGTATCATGTCACTAGAAGGATATAACAACTGGATTGCACAAACCCACCGTCTAGGAGAGACACTAGAGAACTGGACGGACAAAGAATGGACGGAAGACGCTACGTTCATCACACAAGAGGAGTACGATGCGCTTAAGATAGACAGAGAGAAACCCATTGATATCGTGCTGTATCCAATGGCGATGACGTGGGAAGTCGAATAGGAAACGCCTCCGAGGGCCCTTGACTCCCGACTAAAACTCGTGTTTGCATCCCCGAACAACACCACCTAATCCCACTTTATTCCACATCTCTCCATTCCCTTCGATTTCCATTATTATTACACACAATTACCCACATCCCCACACATTATATTAACCATCACCTACGCAGTCCTTAGATTATATTAAAAACCCCTATACAAAGGGGTCTCAGAGGTGTATAATAGAGTTATGTCTAAAGAATCAAGAAAGTTACACCGAGAAGTCGCCACTACGGTAGGTACGGGTCTGTTAATTAACTATCCGTTAAACCTTACACTCCTCTATCTGTTCATGCAGGTGTTAGATTGGACGAACCCATTTCATATAGGTACATCCATAACAGCATTGATGACGTTGGTTGCATACACGAGAGTATATACGATTCGTAGATGGTTCTCTAAGAGGGGTTAACTGACGAGTTTAGATACTTGTCCTTCACCCTATCCCATAGTTCCTCATAGGTATTTTCATATATCACTGAGGTGTTATCCCTTTCCTTTTCTATCCCTTTTGTGTCGATATAGTATCCTTGATGGTATATGGGAGCGTCTAGCATCGCATGGTCGTTGTCTATTAGGTGGAAATAGAGGTCGAATGTCCCGTGGCGTTGTGTATGTTCCACCCAGTTTTCGTATCCGTCTATTGGTTGGTCGTGGTCTACGCAATCCATGAACGGCACCTTGTCTTGTAGGTATACGAAGAACCCCTTGGTGAATTCGTTGTTGGGTTCGAAGTTGATGAGTACCTTCGGGTTATCTTTTGAAAATTCCATGTGTTCTATTCTCCTAATGGGCCCCAAGTAGCGTTAGAGTCTATTTGTTTTGACTTGGGAAACTGACGAAGTTTAGTCACGAAGGACGTAGCAGCGTTTGGTATACCATGGTCGGTGGGTTTGGTTTGACTGCAATAGGTTATGCAGTTATTGTTAAGGTAGTTGATGTTGTTCTCTACCCAGTTAAAGTGATTGTGAAGTTGTTTTAAGTGTCTGTTGTGTTCAGGACTATCCTTCCAAGCGAAGTAATTGATTGCGACACATCCCGTTTTTGTGAGTATACTATGAAGTCCTTGGTAAAACTCATCGGTGAATTGTGTCATGTCGGATACGTCTACTATAATAATATCGTATTTCTTAGTGGTGGTATGCACGAATTTGAATGCATCGTCTATGATGACATTGATTGACTCTGGCATATGGAAGTGTTGTCTTGCGATGGTTTCTAGTTCAGGAATAATCTCTACCACGTCTATATCCGTACTCTTGGTGTTTTCCTTTATCCATGACGGCATGACTCCACCCCCAAGTCCTAATACTAATGCGTTGTTTGGTTCTTTGACGTATTTGGTGACTCCACATAGTTGTTGCACATAGGTGTACCATAGTGTTGTGGGGTTGTTGTTAAGGATAATGGTTTGTACTTCCTCAGTCTCATGAGCGAAATACAGTTTGGTGTGCATACTGGATGTCTTAACGACAATGGGCATACCCTCAAAGTCTGATTCATAGACTAGGGTTTCTTTGTTTTCCTTGAAGTTTGAGTGTCTACGCAGGTGGTCGGTTGATTTATGAGTGGGTCTATGTATGTGTAGAAATCGTCTATGGGTATTTTTGAGCACTTCGTCCGTGTTCCAGTAGATATCGAATGCCATTGAGATGCGTGGTTCAGTGAATACGTTGGTCTTGACTTCGTGTTCATGAAATTTCCCAGCAACGTGTAGTGTACCTCGTTGGTTGATTTGTTTCCCATCTTCCCAATGCGTATAACAGGGGTCTTTACCGTCTAGGTAGATAGAACACGCAATTAAATCGTTGGTGACGGGTTGGTCTTTCTCTGCATGACAATGGACGGGTAGATTTTGTCCTTGATGGAGTACGTTACCCCAACATTGCACCCATAGTTCAGAATACCAGTTCTCTTTGGTGGGTTGGAAAAAGGGTAACTCAAATATCCTATCGGGTATATTCAATGGTCGAATATCGGGATGAGTGAGTAGATTATATACGGAATATTGTGCAGTTGTTCCCTTATACCCCGTTGAAGAGGTATTAGGGATTGAGAGTATTTTGTGTTCGTCTCGTTTTAAAATCTTTGCGATATGCAATGCTTCCTCACTACCGAGGAAGTCATCAAACACTAGGTGTTCATTAAATCCTACAGGAACCATAGTCTTGCATACATATCAGTCTTTGGGTCATCTTCCCCATCAAGATATATGAAGCGGACTTGTTTTGCAACGTCTCTCCACTCATGGTCATATGAGAATAGTTCTGCATCCATCTCTTCTATTTGTGGTGGATACCATTCTAAAGGATAGAAAGGTCTGACCTTCTCTTCGTATTGTGCATTAAGGTCAATGTTCTTATCCTTGTCATTCAAATAGTAAGGACTGAACTGAGCAAGTTTAGTGGGTAATACCACTCCTTTGAAAGATTTCTCTATGTATTCCCATACGGAACCTGATGTGTCTTCTGAGTGAATTTGAAGACTTCTGATGTCATCTCCTACCCATCCCATATACCAATGTGCAAGGAAGTCATTGTCTTTACCATCGTCCCACCATTTAGTTGGTGTTGAGATGTAAGGTAATCCTTGTTCTTCGATAGTTGCACGGGTCTCTACATCCAATCCATGTCCTACAGGTAGACCGTCTGTCTTTCCTTTTGAAGGGATGGATTGTAGTATTGCAGTTTGACATAGGTCAAGCGGCATTAGGTTAGGACTCCAAAGAATATTAGTACAATGGTCTATCGCTAAAGAGGGTTGGTTATCGAACAATTGTAGGATATACCAATCCTCATTCACGACATTATCATCTTCTCTGATAGGGATTTGGATGATTTCGGGTAAGAGACCTTTCGCATCTTTCGTTAGACAATAGAATTTGACTTCATTGTATCCAGCGGAGACGGTTTTAATTCTGTATTTTAGTAGTCTTACGAACGAGTCGTTTATAGTTTCGGATGAGACTCCATCCTTTTGATGCATGATAATATTCGTTGCCATTCTAGTTTCCTATAATAATATAATTCAATTTATTTATAAATGTATTTAGTTCAAATCCATACCCCTATTTTACTAGAGGTTATGAATAAAATCAAGAGGGTTTTGATTAATTTTCCATTAATTTAACTACTTTATGTAGTCTTCCACTCTTCATAATGATATGAAAGTTGTCTGCGAATCGTGATATATACGAGGCAGACAATGATGCGTAATATTGCATTGTTATCTCCTTAAGTTGTTATTGACTATCCGTGAACTGCACTTCGACTTTCGTCTACTTTGTCTTGTCACATAAATGTCACATAAGTATATATGTTTATCAACAAGTTATTCGTTGAAAAACCCGAACCTCTGCAGGGTCAACCGACCCTTCGCATCCGTAGTGACTCTTAATAAGTCACCTTCTTTAATACCTATTCTGTTTCCGAGGTCGGGGTCATCGTCAAACGATACATTCCCATCCTCATTTAGATAAAATTTATAATCTATAAATGTCATCTTATCCATTCAATTCTCCTTATGGATTTAAAGGTGGCGGAAGATGAAGGATTCGAACCTTCGAAAGGTTTGACCCTTTGCTGGTTTTCAAGACCAGTGCATTCAACCACTCTGCCAATCTTCCAATTAGAAACTGGTGGAGTCTACAGGGGTCGAACCTGCGACCTCTTCCGTGCAAGGGAAGCGCTCTCCCAACTGAGCTAAGACCCCAAAAAAACAGTTACTTTTTCTTGGTTGTAGTTTTTTTCTTAGGAGTAGTTGTCTTTCTACTCTTATAGACCTTCTTTTTAGACTCGTCTATATCGGGTGTTGACTTGTCATCTGCAACGAAACGACCTTTGTCGTCTCTTGCTCTGACCCATTCAAATCCGAAGAAGTCTGTTACGCTATTCCACCAACCCATTATGAGTTACTCCTCTTAAAATTATAAGATATTCTTGCAGTGATTGAGTCAGCAACTTGTCCTTCAAAGACATTCTGACCGACCAACACTCCAAAGTTAAATTGGTCTTGTGAACCAAATGATTTACCTAACCTCAACATAGTGAATGAGTCCTCACCTTTTCTATCGTGAGTACCATACATTAGAGATGCATCAAATTTATCATCGAATAACCATCCGAATGAGTAATGAATTTCTCCATAGTTGTCGTTAGTCTCTAGGTCTTGGTATAAATGAACACCAAGATTTCCAACGCTAACTTTTGAGTAGAACTCTTCAACACTAGGTGTCATTCCATCGAATGTATATCTAACGTATCCTAAGTCAACTTTAACGCTGTCACTTACTTGTAGGTTGTATCCACCAAAGTAGTCTACTTCCCTTGAGGTCTCTGAGTCGTTGGTACTAGAGAAGTCTACTTGACTACCCCATACACCAGTGTAAAATCCTAAATCGGAATCTAACTGCAACCATGCACCTGCAGTCGGTTGACCCGATTGAGATACTCCTCTAAAAATGTAGTCCGAACCATAGTTCACACCACCTGATACTGAACCTGCGAATGCAGGGACAGATAGGATTGAAATTAACAATCCTGTTAATATATTTCTCATATATTCTCCTTCTTTCATTATTATTAAACTACCTTGAATAGTGTTTTGTAAGGTTTAGTTTCTCTTCGAACCAATTCGTTTAGAATCTTCTGTTTCAATTTTCCCTTACCTTTCTTGGTAGTCACTCTTCCTTCAAGGTCTGTATCTTTACAGGCCTCAAGTTCCTTCTCCAACACCTCTATCAGTTGACCTTTCATCCAATAGTGTGTTGTTGTAGATTTGTTTGAACCTCTAGCCCTTACGGTTTGAGATTGTTTAAATTTTACTGGCATCCGTCTTTCTTCCTATATGAACAGTTCAACTACTTGAACCAGTAGTGCTATTGCTGTTAGTGTTGTTAAAATCTTCAATATTGTTATTTGTTTTCTCATTATTTTTCCTTTGATGAAAATCTAGACTGCACTTTGGCCCACAAAATATCTTACCACCATCTTGGGTATGATATTTAATGTCTTCAACCTTAACTACGGTTAAGCATTCGAAACATTTCATGGTCTGATTGTACATTCTTATTATTAGTTTTTAAGTATTACCTTTGGGAATACTCGTTCTTCTGCATCGTCATTTGATGCTATGACATCGTCATTCAACAATTGTTGAAGTTCTTGTTGTGCCATATCGTCTTCGGGTTCCACGAAGTCATCTGGCCTTGTAAATCTTAGTACAAGACTGAATCGTTCTCCCGTCAACACGGGTTCTATCCCATGCCATCTCTCTGTAGGATTATTGAATGCAACCATACTTCCAGTGAACGGAACAAATTTATGTCCATCTACGGATAGGTTACCACCAACAAAACTTTCATTGAGATTGAATATCACTTTACCAGTGTCGCCACCTTCGGGGTCATCGCACATCCAAGGTCTAAAGCATTCCATTCCATACTTTAATATTCTTATATTGCAAATCTTTCCAAAGTCTTCGTCCCATGGTATAAATTCTTCTATCCATTCCATGCAATCGCTGTGGTCATTGTTACCTTCTATGAGTGCATACGTTTGAACACCGTACTCATCGATTTCGATTAGGTCTTCTTCAGCGTTGCAATGTGCATCGATAAGTGCATAACACAAATCGTCAGGTAGGGCCGCATGAGCGACTATTATTACGGGGGGGTTTCTCATTATGTATTTCTCCATTCTCTCACGGGTTTTAGAAACTGGACTTGTGAATATCTCCAGTCTTTACCCATATATTTATGGTAGTCATCAACCCATGCTCCGTGGATACGGTTGCCAGGAAATATAACACACCTGTTGAATTTTGCAGGGATTACTCTCTGTAATTCGAATCTATCTAACACTGGAAAGAGTAAGTTCTGATGTTCATCATTAGATAACCATGTCCCATCATAGAATGCAGTTCCACCACTCTCTTGTTTATCCATGTAGACAATCATATTGAGTACGGATTCATCATCAGGACAATCTAGTGTCGAATCTGTATGTGGGTAGTGTTGCATCTTAGTGTCAAACTGATTGATTGTTTGGAAACAATTCCATTCCTCAATCATGTCCCATTCATAGTTACCCTTGTGCCAGTAATTTCTGCAAAGACCTAGAACTCTATCCATCTCATTGAAATATGTGCGAGTAGGATGAGCAACCTTATCGGTTATCCTACAGTCATTGTAGTCCACCCCGTTGCGTGAAGGTCTATCCTGAGAGTATTTCCACATGGGGTAACTTCTATGTTCTAGGTAGTCGTGGATGATTTCAGGGTTCTCATAGAAGTTGTCGATGGTCAATACCTCACCGTCAAATTCTGCATCAAATCCAGCACTGAATTTAAATAGTTCGTCCATCACATATGTTTTATTCATCATTTCTTATATTTCCTTGTAATTTCTTCATGCATTTTGTTTGCTTTCTTCTGCCAACTTCTCTCTATGAGTCTATCAAATTCTTTTGATATTTTCCTGAGTATCCAACTAACCACGATTATGTTCTGTATCCTCTTCCATAAAACTATATGACATATCGTTACCTGTAAGGTTATTGTCGATTTTGTCTCTGTATTTAAGGTTGAATGAGATTGATATTCTCTCGTAATCCTCTATAAAGGAATGAGTAGGTTCAACTGAATGCAGGATATAAGAAGGCCAGAATAAGAACTCATCATCGATTGGATGAACTTGGATTGAAGAGTCAACACCTGCGACACCCTCAAATACCATATTTGGAAATCCTTCCTTTTGCATTCCTCTATCCACTGCAAGGTGATTAGCATTAGACATCAAATTAGGTGAGTAAAACTTTATAGGTTGGTCTGACTTCTCTGTCTTGACATAGTAAGTACCACTGATGTGCGAGTTGACATGATTGTGACTGGAATGTTGATGTGGCCCAGTGTAACGATTTACCCATGCGAATAGATGGATATCATTTCTTGAAAGATGTGCTACTGGTGTTTGAAACATATTCGCAATGAATGTGATATACGAGTCTTTGATTTTGTTTGAGAAGTCTTTGAACCATTCAGTGTCATGCATTTTTATTCGTGCATCTTCATTGAAATAGGTAGTGTATTCTTGTCCAACATCACCTTGTTCAACCTCTGATAACAGGTCACGACATGATTGTGCAATCTCATCTGTATCTAAGTTAAGTTGACCTCTTAAAAAAGGTATGGAAAATAGTTGCAGAACTTCTGCCTCTGCAGGTTGATATCCTTCAGGTATCTGTTGTTCATCTACGGGGTTAGGACGTGCTTCTACGATAGCATCATGTATCTGTTGTTCATTAATTAATTTATTTCGAATTTCTTCAGGGACTTGGTCTTCAGGTACATGGACATCAGAAATAAGTTCCATGTCTTTCCTATGGACAATTCCTTCGTCCATTTCTTTAGTAGGAGTACTGCCTTTAATCCCTATGACTCGGTTTTCCATCACAATTGGTTTCATAATATATCCTGTTGTTAAGTTACTTTACTACTTCTGCAACTATTCCTTTTTGTCCATCTGACATAGTTACGTCTCTGTATACAACAATCACTTCTCCGAGTTGTTTGATGTATCTCTTAATCTCTTGGTTGTTCTTTATCATGACCTTGTAGTCACCAACAGTTGTTGCAACAAATACAACATCACCACTGTTCAGGTCTCTCATTTCATCTAAGAATCTATCTAGGTAAGTGTAACCCTCTTTCCATTCGGGGTTAGTTTTCATGTCTTGGTCACAAGTCTTTGGTCTCTTCTCTGTTCCATCTTCTAGTGTAACCTTCTTACATGGATTGGCGATTCTCGCTTCAGATACTACATACCATTTTGGTGCTTGTAGGTCTAAGGGACGTGGTAATGTAGGTTGAATGATTTCTATCTCAATCGGTTTACTTATTATCTCTACCTTTCTTTCAGGTATTAACGAACAACTAGTCGTTAGTATTAGGAGACTCAAGATTGCTAATGTCTTTAGTGTCATTTTCTATTCCCTCAATTACTTCAACCGTTCCTTTATTAAATCTATTCTCCATTAACCCTGGCTTGACGGTTGCAAGTCTTTCAAAGTTATGTTTTGATAGGATGGATAGATACCGTGCTTTGTCTTCTTCAATCTCTGCGTTTTTACGAGACATATTTTGAAGTGCAGCTGTTTGTTTCTCAAAGTTTTCTCTGAGTGCAGTCATGGTCGCCTTCTGTTCTTCGACTGCATATTCTAATGCAATGTTATTTGCACTTAGTGTTTGATTTTGATTGTAGAGGTAATATGAACCCATCCCAAGGACAAGTATTACTCCTATTAAAAGTTGTTGCATATTATAGCTCCTTAATTCTATAGTCTAATCCCTTAGCACTTCTAAGTTCGACTATACGTTTTTCTTTATCTCTGAATTTGAGATGTTTTTCTTTTTGGATGAGGATTTTCTTTGAGACGTATTCGTCCTTATAAACATTGCCCGTCAAATCCTGCGTTCTAAAAACGGTGATTTCGTATTCGGGAAGGAACCAATACTTTATAGCATTGAACCATTGTGTTAATTTTCGTTTTATCATATATGTATCCTCTTACAAATAGACACACCGAAGTGTGTCTATTATTTAGTCAACTAAAAAGTATCTCTTAGCTTTCGTATGTAAAGAGTGACCCACCGTTCATCGCTGCTTGACCTGCTGCCAAGATTGCGAGTGAAGGAGTACCCATTCTATATGAAGTTCCTGCTGAACTAACATTAGTATAGATTACATGACCCATTGATTGCAATTTTCCAACAGTTCTTGCTGGTGATTGTAAATCGAAACGGTTACGGATTGTAGTCCATTTTACATTTTTACCTTTTGAAAGTAGGTTTAACACTTTTTGCGTTTTAGATAAAGCCATTATATTTTCTCCATATAAGCGATGATACATTCCCATGTCCATCTATTCATTCAACTTGATTGTTGAATTTGTTAAGAAGCACTCCCATTTCTGAGAGTCTTCAATTCTTTTATAGTCTCAGCAGCACTTGTGTGAAGGATACCTATCCCACCATTTGCTTCCCAAGACTCAATGTTCTTAATTCTATCGTCAATGAGGACACTTCCCTCAAAGGCAAACATACCTTTTTGACTACCAGTCATTGTGCAGGTAACTACAACTGTCGGACTAATGTATTCTTTAATCCATTCGTTCTTGTCCCACACTACTAACTCTCTGTTGATAACACCAGCAGCAGTTAGGATTTCCCAAGGAAGATTTGTGTGTCTAACATACCCAACCAGTTCATACATATCTGGCAATGGGGGTAAGTTTCTGAACAATCTTTTATTGGTCAATTCTTCCTTTCTCAGGTCATAATCGTTATGACCCTTATCCGTATTCGGGAAAGGTGTTCCAGTGAGTGTCTCCACCCCAGTGTTGAAATCGGCAAGGACTCCGTCCATGTCGATAAATATTCTCTTTATATTCATAATCTTATTTCCTTATTACTGATATATTATAACAATAATAGGTATGCATTGTCAACCCTTATTTCTGAATCTTGTAAAAGAAATCCGTAGGGTTATCCAAATACTCTTGATACTTCTGTTTTAGAAATACCATGTTTGTTCCATTTGCAACATACTCTGATACTGTTTTGTATTGGTCTTCACCATGTTGTCTTCGTTCGACACAATTCTCAGTATACATCTTTGTTGTAAAATCATTAAATTCCATAATTACCTCGTTGGAACATTTAAAAAAGGTGGAGATTTGCAGGAGTGATACTTGAGTGTCTACTTCTAGAGTCGTTTCACACCACCTGTCCATAAAAAATCTAACTATTAGGGGGTCAAGGATTGTCTCCTATATAAGCCCAAGTACATCAGCCGTTATTCATCAATATTAATTCAGGTCTCCGTTACCGCTTCAACTTTCGTCTACTCACGCAGGGGTTGGAATTGGCTGGTGTATTACACGGCACTATCCAACTATCTGAAACACTTAACTGGTAGTTAAAATCTCCAAATGGATATAAGAATCTTTGGTTATCTCTTTCGAGAAGGTTTTAAAGTCGTTTTCTTTTCCGACTATATGTATATTATAACAAAAAGTGAGAGTCATTGTCAAGTACTTTCTATATAAAGTTTTCTCTTCCGACCCAAAACATATTGTATAATTTACTCTCTAACTTGTATGCTTCTTTCTCCCATGGTTGTCTCGAATAAGGAGTTTTTCCATGGTATTTGCGTTTAAATCTCTGTAGTTTTGGAGATAATTCACCCTTGATAAACTGTTTTGCGTGGACTAATTCATGTGCAAGATTGAGCATCATTTGATTATGGGTAAATTTAATACCGTCTTCATCTAATCTATTGAGTATGATGTCTATTTGTCCTCTGTTACCTGAACAAGTTGCATACGAGTAGTCACCGTTTTCTATCTTATATGACGTAATAGACAACTCTAGGTCTACATTTCGTCTTAAGTTGGGGTGTAAGTGGTAAATGGTGTCTTGGATGTATCCGTAGATTTCCCTTTTTCTTGCAATTTGACCAATTATTCCGACATTGACCATAAAATTATTTACCTTTCTCATAACTATACATCTAGTATAACATAAGAAGGGGGTCTACGTCAAGGGGTTTTTAGGAAGTTTTCTATAAGAGTTGACCCATGTCCGTTCCTTGTGAAGGATGACTCAGGGTGTATTTGGAATGATTCTATGGGTAGTGTAGTGTGTCGAATTGCCATTACCAATCCATCTGACCATGCAGATACAACCAGTGGAGTTCCTTTTAAATCAGGATTGACCACATCATTGTGATATCTACCGACATTAAATGGGGTAGGAATTCCTGAAAAGAGTCCTTCTCCATCATGTTGACATTCTGTTTCAATTCCTCGTAATGGGACGACATTAGAATCTATCTTTGCACCAAAATAGGCTGCAATGCACTGGTGACCTAAACATACTCCTGATATCGGAATGTCCTGATGAAACTCATGGACAAACTTTTGATGTCTAAGTCCATGAATATCGTAAGTCCCATTGCCAGGCGTTAGGAAAAGGTGTGTTGGGTTTAGTTCTTTTGCATCTTCGATAGTGAGTTCATCATTTCTCGATGCCAATACTTCTGCACCTGCGTTGATGAAGAGTTGTGCAATGTTGTTAGTAAATGCATCTGAATTATCGAGTAATAATACTCTCTTATTCTGTTTCAATTTCATCGACAAATTCTACTTCATCCTCATCAATGTCTTCCCCACAAAAAGGGCAAAACTCTATGTCATATTGGTGTGAGTCCATCTCATGATGAATATCCAATTCACTCTTACAACTATTGCAATGTATTTTAAATATCTTTATCATGTACTTTTTCTCCTATTACTTCTTTCCATAAATTATCAAATGATTTCTTCTTACCATCCAGTGTTGCAAATGGCAACGGATGTTCTACATCTGATTGATGGAAATCCTGTCCTAGAATAAAAATTCGGACTTCGTGTTCTTTGGGGTCTAGGGTCTTCAACATATGTTGAATCCTCATATCTTGGACACCCTGTTGTGCATCATTAAAAATGTATGCGTGAATAATCATAACTTAACTGCGAGTAATATGAATATACCAAGTTGGACAATAACTATTAGGAACATAAGTCCTGCAAGTATAGTGTGATACCATATCCACCTAGTCTTATATGCATTTTCTATTGTTAAATCATCGGGGTCGGGAGTTCCAATTTCATGTTGTTTGAGATTAATCTCCTTGACAACCTTGTTTGCAATCTTCTGTTCGAGGTCTTTCTCTTCTTGACTACCCCATAACACTTGCCACCATCTGTTCATGCAATCATGTCCTTTAGGTTATCAAATCCACCAATCGACTCACCATCCACTTTTATTTGTGGAAAGGTTCTTGCAGTTGGAAACTTTTCCATTAAATCTTCTCTTGTAAAGTCCTCACCTAATTGTTTGTAAGTGTATTCAATTCCCTTATTTTCACATAATGTCTTTGCCATGTCGCAATAAGGACATTGTGTTTTTCCCCATATCTCAATCATAATTTAAATCCTGTAAACGAATCATCATCAACATCTTGTTTAATACCACCAATCACATATGATTCGATTTCTGTTTCTTGGGGTGCGTTCTGTAATCCTCTTGAGTTGAACCAATGTTCAGTCCATGGTAATGGATTGTTGGTTGAACTTCTGTCGTATATAGGGTTGAGTCCGATAGCTCTTAATCTTTTGTTTGCAGTGTACTCGACATAGTGTCCAAGTAACTGAGTAGATAGACCAATCATTGACCCGTGTTGGAATAAGAAGTCTGCCCAATCTTTCTCTTGGTTGACTGCATCTTCAAACATCTGATACACTTCAGGTTCACAATCCTTCATGACCTTGTTCATTGTTTTGTTGTTCTCGTGTTTCTGATAACACTTCAATATGTGTGTTGTGATTGCAAGATGTTGTGACTCATCTCTTGCAATTAGAGATATGATTTTTGCACTTCCTTCCATCATTTTCAATTCACCAAATCCGAATGAACAGGCGAATGAAACAAAGAATCTAATCCCTTCTAAGATGTTAACTGATATCAATGCAAGGTAAAGTGCCTTATATAAATCGTAATCATCTATTTTATGACCCATCAATTTACGTCTTCCGATATTGATAAACTCATCGTACTTTTGTGTCACCGTTTCTGCACGAGCAAGGATTGCTGGTTCTTCTAGGATAGTGTCGAACACATCACTAGGGTCACTATAGATATTCTTTATAATGTGAGTGTAACTTCGTGAATGTATGGTCTCCATGAAATCCCATGTAATGATACATGACTCTAATTCAGGAATACTTACGAATGGTAAGAATGCAATTGATGGAGCACGACCTTGAACACTATCTAGTAGTGTTTGATATCTTAGATTAGATGTGAAGATGTGTTTTTGTGCATCATTAAGTTGTTGATAATCACTTCTATCTTTCTGTAAGGACACCTCTTCAGGTCTCCAAAAGAATCCTAATTGTTTCTGAGTAAGTTTATCAAATACTGGGTATTTGAACTCATCAAATCTTTGAGTGTTTAGGGGTTCGCCAAAGAACATCTGTTCCTTAGTGAAATCTACTTTCTTTTTATTAAATACTGTCATCTAGTGTCTTCTTATCTCTGTCGGTTAACTCAAGTTCTTGTAGGTTCTTGTAGTTGTTTATATAATCTGATGGGTCGAACCAATCGTGGCCGCCACCACACCATTCATTCCAAAATTTCATTGCATCTTTAAAATAATCTTGTTGTTCATGTGAATATCTATCAAGTCTGCCATCATATGCAAATACATTATGAGGTCTTCCGTCTGACCTTTTTCTAGTCCATGGTTGATGGAACTTATCAAATGAATTTATCTGTCCACCATGATTGATGAAGTGTAAAAACATATGATATGAATGGTCACCTAGAAGAGTGTCTCTCCAGTGAACTGCATTCGGCCCTTGATAAAGTAAGAGGTCTCCTACTTCTAATGATATAGGTGTTCCTTTTCTATCCCTATGAGGAATGTTTTGCATCTCCTCAAAAAATATCTCTTGACCTTCACCTCTTGCATGATTGATATAGTTCTTATCTTTCTGAACCCATATCTTCCAAGGAGTGTTATCATCAGTTTTATACTTTAGACAAATGGTTGCACTAACTTCACATGAAGGTCGGTCACTATGTGCCTTGAGGTATGCACCTCTTTCGTATTTACGAGAATATGCATAAGTCTCTACGAGTTGCATATCAATAACTTTGTCTAGATTATCTCTTAACCATCTATGTAGGGAAACTGAAGGTGGAAAGGAATAACATCCTTGACTTTTTCTTAAGGATGATTTAGGTGAATCATGAATGATATCATCTTCCACTGCAAAGAATGTATCATTCCACTCAGGTCTATTTTCGATACATTTCCATGCATCCATGGTCATATCAATGATTTCTTTGGGAATGAAATTCCTTAAAACAACATAACCATTATCTTGGAAATCTTTTGTTAATCGATTAGTCCACCCTTTAGTTGAAATTTTACCGTCATTAGTCTTAACTTCGGCACCTTCAGGTTTATCATATAATTCGACTTTTACTTTCTTATCTTCATATTGCACAGGCATCGCAATCTTCCTCATCACTATCGGGTGAAGACATCATAGGTGGGATGTATTCATTCATTGCTGAATTCTCATCCTTAATTACGTCTTCTGTTTTCCCATCCATTGTATTTTGGTAGTATGATGTTTTCCATCCATACTTATATGTCTTCAACATATCTCCTGCAAGAACTGATACGGGGACTTCTCCATCCGTAAAATTCTCAGGGTTGTAAGACCAGTTACCGCTTATTGCTTGGTCAAAGAACTTCTGCATCACTGCAATAGTTTTTATGTAACCATCATTGTCTGGCATATCCCATAGTAAGGTATAAAAGTTCTTATACATTGAGTACTGAGGTACTACTTGTTTAAGTGTTCCCTTCTTACTCTTCTTGACACTAAGGTAATCTCTAGGTGGTTCAACACCATTTGTTGCGTTAGAAACGACACTAGAGGACTCTGACGGCATTTGTGCAGTAAGGGTAGAGTGTCTTAACCCATGAACCTTAATACACGTTCTTAATTTTTCCCAATCATGTTTCAATACATGAGGGGTAATACTATCGACATCTTTTTTGTAATGGTCAATAGGTAATGAACCCTCTGCATATTTTGTTCTGTCAAACCAATCGCAGGCACCCTTCTCGGATGCAATCTGATTGGATGAACATAGTAAATGATACTGGAATGACTCTGTAAGTTCATGCACTAATCGATGTGCTGCAGGGTCGTCATATTTAACTCTATTCTTTGCAAGGAAATGTGCAAGACCAATATAACCAATACCCAGTGACCTTCTTGCGAGGGTTGACCTCTTCGCAGCTTCTACAGGATACTCTTGGAAATCAATAAGTTCTTCGAGTCCTCTCACTGCAAGGTCACATAGGTTTGATAATTCATCCATCTTGATGATACCAACATTGATTGCACTTAAGATGCATAACGCTATCTCGCCATCTCCATCGATGTGCGTTAGTGGTGCAGTTGGTAGTGTAATTTCTTGACAAAGATTACTCATGTTCACCTTGTCTGTAAAACTACTATGAGAATTGCAATGGTCGATATTCATAATATAGATACGTCCTGTTTCAGCACGTTCTTTCAACATATCCGTAAACAATTCTCTTGCACTAACCTTGGTTTTTGGAATTGAGGTTGCACGTTCATACTTTTCGTATAGTTCGTCAAACTCAGGTGTTCCAAATGCATCATAAAGTTTAGGTACATTGTGAGGACTAAACAATGTTATGTCCTCGTTCTTTAAAAATCTTTCGTAAAATAGTTTAGATATCTGAATACTGTAATCCAGTTTTCTTACTCTGTTGTCTTCTGTTCCCTTATTGTTCTTGAGAACAAGGATGTCTTCGACCTCTTGATGCCAGATTGGAAAATGTACCGTGGCACTTCCACCCCGTACTCCGTTTTGTGTGCAACTTCTAACTGTTGCTTCAAACTTTTTAAGGAAAGGGATGACTCCTGTATGTTGGACTTCTCCACCTCGTATCTTAGAACCAAGTCCTCGTATTCTTCCTGCGTTAATTCCAATTCCAGCTCTTTGTGCAACATATCTTCCGATTGCCATGTCACTCGTAAAGATTGAATCGAGGGAATCATCGGCATCAACGAGTACGCACGATGCGAATTGTCGTAAGGGGGTTCTGACCCCTGCCATAATAGGTGTGGGTATACTGATTTTAAAAGTTGATATTGCATCGTAGTATCTTTTGACATAATCTAATCTCGTCTCTTGGTCATAATTGTGGAATAGAGTCATTGCGATTAACATATACATGAACTGAGGTGTCTCAAACACTTCATTAGTTGACCTGTCTTGGACTAGGTATTTGTCTACAATCTGTTGTAGACCTGCATATGTAAATGTTAAGTCTCTACTATGTTTAATGTATTTGTCGCATTCTCTTATCTCTTCTAGAGAATACATTTTAAGAATCTCAGGGTCGTATACACCTTTCGTGATATTCTTTTCAATGATTTCATTCAATGGTGGGTAAATGGTCGAGTCCTTCCACTTAGTGTTGAACACTTGTTTCTGAACTCCGAATAGTAACAGTCGGGCTGCAACATATTGGTAATTGGGTGCTTCTAATGAGATTAAATCTGATGCAGATTTAACTAAAATCTTTTGTATGTCTATTGTTGAGATACCTTCAGAAAACTGAAGACCACTGTTCATTTCTACTAGGGACTCTGATACACCTGTAATACCTTTACACGCCTTATGAACCATTTTATGAATTTTATCTAGGTCTATGGTAACCTTAGAACCATCTGACTTAACTACTAACATCGGGGAATTCATACCTTTTTATACTCCATAAATTTTGCTTTTGCACTGAGTCCACTATAGGAACAGTCCTCTATTATACTAACAATTTCTTGTTCTGTCAATCCGTTTAATACCATATCATTGACATCTTTCAATTCATTCACTCTTCGGTCACCCCAAATACAAACGGTAAATCCTAAGTTGATAACGTGTTCAATCTTCTTAAGTATTTCTGCGTTTCGTGGTTCATTATCATAGACTAATACAGCATTTTCTTTAATACTATCGTCTAGTTTTGTGAAGTCACTTCCTGCAACAGCAATTGCATTTGGTAGGAACATTGAATCTATTGGGCCTTCGGTCACATAGATACGTTTTGTTTTGTCCACTTTATGTAGGTTGTAAATTAACGGTTCATTGTCGTCAAATTTCATGGTCATATATCGCAATGGACTGTTGTTCATTGCACGACCACTCAAACCAATTAACTGATTGTTTACATTATAAAATGGTATTATTATTCTTGGGTCTGTTCCTAAGACTCTATCTTTATATTTTTCACACAACATTGATAAACTCTGAGGAGTTGAAGTGTACCATAAGTCTTTATAATGGACTTCAGGTATCTGTCTTTCCATCAGATAATCTCTAGCAACTGAGACCTCAGAACAAGGTTTCATTAGAAACTTAAGATTTTCAACGGTCATAATATCATTTTTATTTAGGGATTCTTGGGTTGGTCGGAACTTAAATGCGTTAGCACTTGGCATCTTTTTTCCCTTTGGTTTGAAACCTTTTTCGGTTAACCACTCTTTCATATACTCTTTATATATGACTGAGAAATGGTCTTTCAAGAAGTTGATAGATGAGGTAGATTTACCACAATTATGACACTTATAGACATACGATTGGTCTATCACAAAGTGATAACCACGTGCTTTATGTTCGTTTTTGGATGAGTCCCCACAATAGGGACATCTATGATTCAGGGTGGTGTCACCCTTCCATTTGGCGTTGTCCAAGTTGGACACGACCATCGATAAATATTTTTTCTCTAACCAAAGCATACACCTATTATACTATAGGTGATGCTTTTATACAAGGGGGTTTGGGTTAGTTTTTAATACTACTCTGCGTTAGCTATAGCGTCATCAATACCAGCGATTTGACGTAAGTTTTGTGCAATACTTTCATCGTATGCAAGTTTGTTACTGTCGTCTGCTGCCATTGCATCGTATCCTGTAGGTTTAGGTGGTTTTCCGTCACCTTCGAAATATGCTTTCTTCTCTACACGACTCATTGCTTCCATTTCAGCTATTGTTTTTTCTACGAATGCCATCAGTTTCTCCTATGATTGGTTTTATTCTTATGTTTATTTAGTCTTTTTCCATGTTCTTAATACGATTTTTTGGTACTTGTAACACATATCTTTGTTCGATAACTGGTGGTTTTTTCTCTTCAATTATCTCCTTCTCTCTTGCGACTTGTCCTACACTACTAATCAATAGTAACACTGCAAGTGGGTCGAACACAAAGATAAGCATATAAATGACCCATCTAACTGCGTTGTCAAGGTACTTGACAGACTCTTCTTGACCGTACATTACCTCTGCAATATACTTAATCGGGCCAACTTCTCGTTCTAGTGTAAGGATAATTTGTTTTGAATTGAACATATCATCCTTATACCCATCTATTATATCATAAGACCCATCAATCAACAAGTTGAATTCTTCTGTTTTTGCAATCATCTCATCTACATCTCCAGTGGATGATTGTTGTAATCTCTTTATTTCTTTGTTAGCATCGTTTATAGTGTCTTGTGCTTGTGTTCTGTACCTATCTATATTACCCTGTTGTTCTGCAATGTCATCACTTATTTGAGTTCTATAGTCACCCTGTTGGATGAATAGTTCATTCGCTTGTGCAACGTAATCAATGACCTCTACATCATCTTGAGAGAATATTCCACCCTCTTGAACTGTTATAGTTGCCACTCCTTTGTTTCTTAAAGTTGACAATGTTTCATTAAGTGTACTTAATTCGACTCTTAATGATTCTATCTGACCTTGTGCATAGTTGATATCTCCCTTGACTCTATCCCATGCACCATCTCGTATGGTTTCCTGTTGGGATATAGACTCACTTACATCGATGTTTGATACACCTAGTGTTTTTATACGGCCTTCGTAGGTTTTGATTTTATTTTCTTCTCGGAGAATTTGATTCTCAATTCGGGTAACAATTGATTGTGCTTGTGCAGTATCACCTGTTTGTTCTGAATGTGCTTTTGATAGGTATCCGAATATACCTAGTGATGTGATTAACATTAGGACAAAGACCATGAATGCCATTATCCATTTTTGATAATTGAGTCTATCCCAAAAGAGATGTAAGTAGGCGGCACTAACAATTTTACCAAATTCTAATGCACCTGCCATGATAACAATTCCCATGAATGCACCTGCAAATATTGTTGCAAGTCCTAATACGGAAAAGTATGCAGCTATTCCTGCAATTGCGACTGAGGTTATCAATGCTAACCAATTCAAATATTTCATAATGTAACCGTTAAAGTTTTCGCTTTAATACCTTGAATACCTCATCTGGCATTCTCTTCTTCTTTTTTTTCTTTACTGCATCTACTGGTAAGGACATTCCAACACCAGTCGAATTCATGGCTGCATCTTCCCATACCTTTAACTGTTGTTTTTTAATATAAGTCATCGCCAGTTACCAGTATTCTATCGTTGTTAATATATGCAACATAAACTTTTAATCCGAACACCAAACTATGTTCTGAAATAACATCTACTTCCGTTTTTGCGAGATAGGTTGTATTGTTCTGTTCATGTAATTGTCTCTTTAGACGGTATTTACATCCGACCATGAGTTCGGGAACCTGAGTGGTCTCTGTAATCATCTCTGATTGTAAGACACCTTCGGTCTTTAGGAGTCTGTAGAACTTCTCGCAAAGTTCGTCCATCTGTTCTCCGTTAAGTTTAGTTTCTTCCTTCAGTAAAAGTAATGCAACAGCATAAGATGCAAATGCAGTTTTACCAAATGGGACTTTGTTCAGAATTCTTTTTAGATTGAATACTAACCTATGAAGTAATGAGTATGATTCTTTTTCAGCTGAGGTTTCTACTTTCTTGTCTTTTAGTCGAGTTCCTTTATCATCGATTAATCCCAACTTATGAGCTTCAAACTTCTTCCAAGGTGTTGTTAACATCTTCAGAATTCGGAATACTATTAATGTGTCTACTATACGCATATATCTATTTAGGTCTTTTAAACCCCCTAATATGGAGCTCCCAAACCGATTCGAACGGTTGACCTACTGATTACAAATCAGTTGCTCTACCAGCTGAGCTATGGGAGCTTATAAATCCCTCAGTTTTTGTGCGAGTTCATCGTTAATTGGGATGTCTGTTTCCCACGAATCCTCGATATAACCTAGGTATAATAACATTGTTTTGATGGATGACCAGTAGTTTGGTTCTTGGATTTTAAATTCTAACATTCTCATTGATGAATCATATCCAAATACATTGAATATGGTAATGAGATGATTTAACATTAGACGTTCTCTAAGTTCACCTGCTTCATGATATCGATGTAGAAGTCTCTTGAGGTATCTAAACCTTCTCAAGTCCTCTTGAAATTCCTCAATGTCTGCACATTGAGGGTCATCGTAGTTTTGCAGTGCGAATGCACTAAAGTTTTTTACAGTAAGTTTGTCAAATAGACCCATGTGTTATCCATAATATATGTTTAAAATCCTAAAAGTATTTAGGAGATTAAATTGAACCGTATACTTTGAATGAACCTGTTGCGAGTTTTTCGACCTTAAGTGTTAATGTAACTGTTTCAGTTTTAGTATCAAATTCGTCATGAGGAGTGTCTACGGTTTTACCAAACTGGTCTCCGTATCTCTTCATTGAAATAGTGTAGTTACCACCTTCAGATATCTCAGGAGCATCACTGTCAAGTGCGATACCAAGTTGACCTAGTTTAGAATTGATTATTCCAATAGCGGCACTTGGGTTTAAGAATTCACTTACTGCACAATGACCAAGGATAGCATTAATCCTTGCTTTAACTTCAGGGTCATTGATATCATGGGGGACATGAGTAGATGACAATCCTGCACTATCGTGTGAAGTTCCTTCGTTTATAAATTCTGCAAATTTTTTCATATTATTATCCTATTATTCCTACTGAGACTCCAAGCACTTCAGCATGAGCTGCAAATACTTCGTCTGTAGGGTTCTTTGAACAGTTAACTGTACTTCCTACACCTAGTGTAAATGTTCCGATTAGTGCAGCTGCAGAAGTTTCTACAGATACTAATCTTGCAGTAGACCCACTATTGTGAAGTCTAACACAAGTTCCACTACCGAAGTTTGAACCGTTCGTTGAACTTGTTCCACAAGCGGCTTCTGTTCCTAGTACATTTACTTTCATATTAACCTACCTTATGCAACTACTGTTTTAGTTCCAGCAGTGACTCCGATTGAAGCGACTGAAGTAATAGTTGATACTACTGAAGTCCCTGCATCTTTAATTGTTCCACTATTCAATGCGATTGGATTTGCACCGACTGAAAGTACGTCACCAGCGTTAGTAGCGGCGTTAGCAGCTGCGATTGCAAGTGCGAATTTAATCTCATTTGAACCTGAACCTGATAAGTATGTTAATACATGGTCTGCACGTTGGTCATTAACTACTGTAAATGTAGGTGAACCTGTTACGTCTACTGCTTCATTAAATGTTGCAGTTAAACCAAGTGTAAATCCTTCAGATTTATCTACTGTAGTAGTAGTCCATAAGAATGATGTGATGTTAGCATTTGCAAGTAGAGTATTCAAACCATTGATTGATACTAAAACTTCTTTACGAGTTCTAGAACCAACAACTGTTGAAAGTTCCCAACCTGATGCAGTTGCTTGTGTTTTTTCTTTTTCGGCAGTAGATAACCAGTTAGGTTTACTCTCTGTTCCCGATTTATGTCCCCATAATGCCATTTTTCTATCCCCTATTTTTTAAGTTGTTTATTGGCAAACTTAAGTATGCCATTAAAATTGGTTTTGAAAGACTTTATGTCTTTCTGTAATAATATAAGGTATTTAGACCTGTCGGGTGTCTTAAGTTGCATTAAAACGTCATAAACCTTTTCTGCATCCTTCGCCTTTACCTTCATAGTCTTCATATCATCTGTTCTGATGTCTTGGTCTCTACCAGTGTCAATCAATTTCTTGAATTGCATTAGTACTTGTGCATCAGGTCTCAGTTGCATACCTTGTGCTGAAGAACCCATTGCCCAAATTGCTCTTTGGATTACATCGTCTTCACCAGCTTCTGCGTACTTTCCTTTTGCCATCGTAGCAATTTTCTTTAACGCATCTCTCAAATCTTTCTCGTTTTTTGCTTTAGATACTGCACGAGCAACCTTTTGGTTCCCTGCATCAGACATCATTCCGAAGTCTGCAACCTTTTCCATGACTTGTGCGACTTTCTTCGCCTCACCTTTCATATAACCGAGTTTTTTAATTTTCTCTTTAAAAGTTTTAAATCTAGCGTCTACTCTTTCCACGTTATCTTAATCCTTTTGACAACATCTTATCTATCTGAGGTGTTGATGTGTCTTGTTCTGTTGGGTCACCGTAAGATGATTTACCTATGACTACCATCATGAAGTCTTGTATCATCTTCTTTGAACCTTTAACTCTAATGTGTTTACCCACCATTGAAGATTTAAGACCCATTCTCTTTCCTGCATTATGAACCAACAATGCCATCGAATTCTGTTTTGAAGACGATGCGATTTTATTGTTCTTATCTACAGTAATATCTACAATCTCTTCAGAAAGCTTCATATCTCTGTAAGCTTCGTATAAGTTCATGTTACTCTCCAAATATTGCGTGTGACATAATAGCGTCTTGCATTAATATTCTTGCAAGGTCTTCTCTAAATGCAGTATCACCTGTCCAATCTTTGTCCAGTGATTTGTGTTGTTTTTCAGTCATAACTATGGTTTCTTCGTAACCCATCATCTCAAAACCTGCATTCATGTTCTTCATGATGTTAGTAGAAACTTTTTGTGACTCAGGAAACTCTTTTTCAGATTTCATCAATTTTTTGATATCTGTAATCATTTTATTGTGCATAGGTGACTTGTACCTGAATGCTGTTTCATTCCCGTGTTTACCAATAAGAGCATCTACCTGTTTGTAATAATCTCTACTTGCTTCTGCAAGGATATTATGTTCTTTGATGACTCTAACTAAACTCATGGTATTAACTATACCGTGCTTTTAGGAATTTTTTCGATGGTTTTGGAGATTCTTCTACTTCTTCTTCGTCTTTCTCTTCTTCTTTGTCATCAGTTTTTTTACCGTTCTTCTTGTCTATTGCTTTTTGCAATGCAGGTGGTAATTCGCCTTCTTTGACATCTTCTTTGTCTTCGTCTTTAGAATCGTCTTTTTTGCCGTTTTTCTTGTCTAAGTGTTTTTGAAGAGCAGGTGGAAGTGTTCCTTCTGATTTTGCACCGTCTTTTCCTGACTCATCTTCACCATTCCAGTTCTTATCGATGTAATCAAAGAAAGCTTTCTTTTTCTCATCTGATAATTCTGCTGGGGATGTAACACCAAATTTCTTTAATGCACCATCAAAGAACTTCTTATATTCTGCTGATGACTCTACAACTTTTTTAGATGCTTCGATTAAAGAATCTGTTAAACCTAATTGAAATCCTGTAAAACTCATTGTTCTAACTCTCCTGATTCGAAATAATCGAATAATTTTTGTTTGTTTTCTTCGTTAAGTTCCATTGACTTTGCAAGTCTACCTAACATATTTTTTTCGGTAAGTTTAGTTAACATACCTTCTAGTGCATTTTCTTTGATACCAGTATCATACAACTTTTTACCGTCAGCGTCTTTAAGTTTAGTTGCATCAAATTTATCACCAGCACTAGGGACATCTTTCAATGCATCCTTTTTATCGTCTTCTAATAACCCGATAAGTGCATCAATTTCCTCACTGATGATTTCGTCTTTAGTTTTTTCGGTTACAGGAGTTTCAGTGTTCTCTGCGAGACCAACTCTAACTCTTTGTAAGGCTTCTTGCCAATTTTCTGTTTTATGACTCATATCTTTATTTATGTTATTTGAATTCTAACTACCAACTCAGATTCCCCTTTTTCAAGGTTTCCCTTCATTGTATATTCTTTACCCAGTTTTAGTTCAATTGGCATATAACCTCGTTCTCTCATACACCACCCATTACCACTTAGAATGTGCATAGTCTTCTTCATGCCATTCACAATCTCTAAAGGAACCGAATCATTAAACGTCCTAATTAGATATTTAACACCCGTTCCGTGTTGTTCCGTCAAGATATCCTTCAAGTACTTCTCCAAGTATTTAGTTAGGATTTTATAGACTTAATAAAGTCTCTTTTACCTGCCTTGTACATTTGAACAACACCACTATGGTCTGTTATCATGTACATGGATTGGATTGCTTCTAGTTCTTTGTCTTTTAACCCTTTAATCTCTTTATTCCAGTAGTTCGCAATGTTCTTGTTAACTCCTTTCTTCTGAGGTATATATGGGTCTCCTTCGACTTGCATATTACCTGCAACAGGTGAGTCTTCCTTAAACTGGAATCCTACTGAAGGAACCTTAACTGATTCACCAAAGTTTGCAAAGTTGAGTGCTTTTACGACATCTTTATTCTTTGAGAGACCTTTCTTCATCTTCTCAATACCTTTGATTGCATAAGAGTATGCACCACCATGGTCAAGTGCGAATTCAACTGCCTTTCTTGTTTCTGCATCTCTAACTTTATTTCTCTTGAAGTATACTGATATCTCTTGTCCAGTAAGTTTAGAACTTTGCATTCCTTCACCCATATTCATAGGTTTTTTCTTCTGACCGTAGTAATCTTTAAGGAAGTCTTTTGCTTGTGCAAGTGTAACTGGATAGTCTCTTGCGATGTCTTTTGCTGTAGCACCTTGTTGAATGTCTAGGAATAGTTCACTCATTTTCCCTTCGTCTAATACTTCTTCAAACATTGCCCCAATATCTCCACCTGAGACATAATCTGGCAACATTTTATCTAACTGAACAGCGGTAACTGTTTTCATTTTCTTAACTTTGTTAGCAAAACCTTTCAGTGTCTTACTCTTCATCATCATCTTAGCAACTTCTGCACCACTTTTTGGAGTCTTTGAAAATGCTTCTGCAACTTCTTCGCCCATTACTTTTTCAGAAACAGTTTCTTCTTTCATACCCATAACTTTTTGTGCAAGTTTAATAAGAGTGAATACATTTGATGTCTCCATTCTCTTTTTGTTCTTATCATTGACTTGTTCATATGCTTTTACAATAACACTTGCAGTAAACATATCTACCATAGTACCTTGAACTTTAGCTGCACCTTTAGTCTTTACAATCTTTTCAAATTCAGGTATCAAGTTCTTTAACTTAGGTGCTTCTGTAATAGTTTCTTCTCTAATTTTACCTTTGACTATATCTTCAAGGTCACGAGATAACCAATCAAAAAACTCATCGGGGTCATCAGTCTTAATTTCATTGTTGTCCATCGCCCATGTTGTTAGGTCATATTCTGCTTTCTTACCTGCCGACCCTGAGAATGATAAATCACCAGTTTTGTATGCTTTTGTAAGTTCTCTTTTATGTTTCTTGAAGATATCTTTTATCTTCATTGCTTCTGATACAGTTTCTTCTGTAAACTGTTTCATCATTTTATTTCCTGGCTTTCCTGATAGAGCCATTGCAAAGTCTTTAGCAAGTTTTTTATCTTTCTTTATTTTTTGGAGAAGTTTTTCTCCTTGAATGTCATTGGAGTCTATGAACTGTTGAACTGCTTTTTCACGAGTTCCAGTCATTTTAGCAATAGACTTAGCATCATTCTGTTCATTATAAGGGAATCCTTTAAGGGGGGTATCGAATACCTTAGTGAAAGCTTTCTTTTGTTTCTCTTTCTTTTCTTCAATCACTTGATTGATTGTATTGAGATATCTTTCAACCTGTTGGCCAGGAGTATCATTTTGGTATGCAAGACGAGTTTCCTCTGTTCCCACTTCATGAACTCCGTTATTGTTTTTGTTACCGTCTGACATTATTTTTTCCCCTTGTTTTTGTTCTTGGCAGCTGCTTTTACCCATTCTGCATTTACTCTAAGTCTCGGTTCAGTTCTATTGAACTTTTGCGACACAATTGATAAGTTAGACTTATCGTTATTCATAGGATTGTTATCTTTATGATGAACATCCTTCCCTTTAATATCTTTTCTATTTTTCAACATTCTTCGTGCTTCATTTCTCTTTGCACGTCTTTTAATTTGTTCAGGGTCTTTATGGTAGTTCTCATACTCTGATTTGTAATTTCTACCTTCTTTAACATCTTTAACAGGTATCATTTCTATATATTTTTTCATCTGTTGAGCAGTACCTTTTAATTCCATCTTTTCACTAGAACCACTTCCAACTTTTTTAGGATTTAGACCTGCTTTCTTTGCCCAACCGAAGAGTTCTTTTCTAGTATCTTGCATAAAACCTCTCATAGGTACTGAGATGTCTATGTCTTTTGCTTCATCTAATTCAGACTCTTCGTTCTTGTTCTTATTCTTTGCATCATAGTCTTTGATAGACTTTTTTGCAGACTTCATCATTGCTTTTTGATGTGCCTTTTGTTGAGACTGATTTCTTTTTCTCATTACATCTGAATGTCGTTCTCCTAATTCTACCTCTTCACCAAACTTAAGGAACAACTTTCCTTGGTCTTGTTTTTTATCACTAACAGTTGCACCAACAAATGACCCCAAAGTATTTAACATACCAAGACCTTTTTCTTGGTTCTTTGCAATCTCTTTTCCAACTTGCTTACTAATCTTTTGCATAACCGTATCAATGACGTGTTGGATGTTTGATACTAACTTACCTTCTTCTAATGAATCTTCTAATGAATGTAAAGTCTGACCAAATTCTTCATTTGCTTTTCTAAGTGCGTCTCTTTTCTTACCGATTGCATCATCTTCTGATTCTTTTTCTTTTGCACCTTTGAGTCTATCATTTTCTCTCTCATGACGGTCTTTAAGTGCTTCAATCTCTGTCTCATGTTTGGTTTTGAGTTTTTCCAACTCGTCAATCTGTTTTGCCTTTGCATTTGCAGATTTAACTGCAACATTGTCTTCCTTAATAGGATTGGTTGTTTCTTCAGGAACACAATTAGGAACGTCTTTACCATTCTTTTTCTTCATTCCAACTTGCTTATATCCTTTCCAACAAGGGTCTCCATCTTGTTTATCATCTTCTGCAAACAACGACCTAAAAGTTTCGATTTTCTCATCACGAGAACCTTTTTGGGCGGTAAGTATTTGGTCTAATATATCCATATTGTTATTTATCTCTTTTTTAAGGTTAACTCTCGCTGTTTCCAGTCGAGTGCAACTTTATTCGTAGGGAACTTTGAAGTCCATCCTAGCATCTGTCCGTATAGTCTACTAGATTTTGCTTCTAGTGACTTAACTGTATCATCGTTTAGGATTTCTATGAAATCTTTTTTGAATAGTCTTTTAAATCCTTCTGCATTTTTAGCGACCATTTCATGTTCTTTAATAAGAATTTCAGGGGGTATTACTCTTGCTCTCATTGAGTTGAGTCGTTGTGCAAGTGATAGACTAGTCTTAACAAATATCATTTTGTATTCGTAACCTAGTTTATCCAATTCTTTCTTGTAGTTCTGAATCTTGGATGCTTTTGCACTAGTAGTGTCGAAGATTAATCCCAATCTAGCAGGAGCGTGCATTGATAATTGTTTCCCTGCAATCTTCTTTCCTTTACTTCTGAGTGCATCTCTTTCGGGGTTGACTTCCCCACTACCAGTCTTGGTCATTTTCATAGACATATTTGCATCTTTCATAAGTCTTTCAAAATGAACGTCACTGTTAATCATCTTAAGACCTAACACTTTAAGTGCAAGTGCATCAACCACTGTTGATTTACCACTTCCTGGCCCACCCATTAAGAACACTGCTTTGAATATACCTTGGTCATAAACACCTTCTGAAAGTAAGTCCTCATACATATAGTTTGGCATGGTCTCTTCTTTAATACCCATACCATTTCGAACTGCTTTATAAAGTAATTCTTGGTCTCTCTTATTATTAGATGCAACACCATTTTTAAATGAATCGAAGTCCCCTTCCTCTGCAGCTTCTCTCATCTTAGATGCAGACATTCCTGACACTAGGTCATCGGAGTCGGGGTCTCTTTCTCCTGCAGATATGATATCAATATTAGTAAAGTTATAATAACCATGTTTACCCTTTGAACCGTTGTATTTTCTAATTAAAGTATCGAACTCTCTGACTCTGTCTGAACCCACAACCATTCTCAGGTCTCTGTATCCTCTTTCATATAACTCAGTAACAATTTGAAACACTTGTCTTGAATTTGAGTTCACTATACCAACTTTTTTTCCAAAGAACTTATTCATCCATTTGTATTTTGTTGCATGGTCTAGTGGATTTTTCTTCGGGTCTTGTGAGTGAGACATATACACTAGAGGAACATATCCCCCACTTGATGCTTTCTTCAATGCATCAACTAATTTTCCGTGGCCAACAGTAGGTGGATTGAATCTACCAAAAGTAAATACGACCTTATCTTGTGTTGCCTCGTTAAATTTTTTGAATGTCTTCATCTCGTTATCTCTTTTTCCTATCCTTTTTAACTTCATTTTCAAAAGATTTCATATTTTTGTATCCGTCTTTACTGGTATCGTATTCGAATGCTTTATCTTCTTCTCCTACTGCCCAGTCTCCATCAACATATTTGATATCTGTTCTTTGCATAGGATAATCCGATAATGCAAAAGGTGGGAAGTTTTCTATTAAAAATTCGTTAAAGGTTTTCATTTTGGTCTATTGTCCTAAATTTCATAAAGGGTTTACCATTAATGGTAATGTCTCCCTTTTCGTTTTTCTCGATTGATTTTACTATTATTTTTTTGTTCTTGAACTTACCACCGAGTACTGTATCACCAATCTTGATTGGAACTCTAATTGTTTCTCCTAGGAACTCTCCAAAGGTTGACATTCTAAAATCGTCCTCTACCTTTGCGTTCTTTCTCCACTGCCAACATGACCAGTAGTTTGCTTTCCATTTTGGGCCTGGGTCTGTATCACAACCCATTCTTGAACGGAATGCTTTTAGTCTTTTAGGGTCATCACGTTTGATTTCCATTTCTGAACTACCGAATGTAACTTTGACTACGTTTTTCTTATCGTTTATGACATAGACACCGAATTTTTTACTACTACCTGAAGGTAATCGAAAAGGAGAGTTAAGTGTAACCTTTCTTCCTTCGTATTCTGATTCAGTGATTTCTAAGTCGTAAATATCCATTACTTATCCCATGCCTTAGCTGCGTTGAAGTTGTTCATACTAAATTCCATTCTATCTACAAGTTTTACTGCACTTCCATCTGAATCGATTGCAACATAACCTTCGGGGTTAACTACTTTGAAACCATTATCAGTCTTTACAAAGGTTCCTATACTCTTTATTCTATTTAGAGAGGTGACAATAAGTGATTTCGACTCAATTAGATAACCTTGGAATTTTGCGAGATTATCTACCATCGTCTTAATGTTTTTTAGTTCACGCATTATATCTTTACCAATCTGTATCTTGATGTCTTTAGTCTTCTGCATCTTAACTTTTGCGACTATTTTATCTGACCAGTAAGTCTCAACGTGTTTAAGGTAGTCTGCTCCATTTGGATTCCATTTACCTGCACGGATAAGGGTATTAGTATACGTTTTGTATGATGCACCTGCAGCTCCTTTTGAATTAAGAACTCCCTGTACGTCATTGAACTTTTTGAGGTTATTTGCTGAGATACCATGAAATGCTTTACCTGTATTAGTAAGTGCTTGTGTAAGTTTAAGTGTTTCTCTTGCAGTCATGTTTCCATAACCAGTTTGGTCTTTATATGTTGCATCATCTTGCCATACTTTGGATGGTGCAGGTGGAAGTTTTGCACCGAATGATGCAGATAGTCCTTCAATGGATGACCCTGAATAAGTTGTATGCCACACTACACCTAGTGTTGCTTTATCTATTTCTTTTCCTAACTTTGATTCCTTCTGAACTGCGTACACAATTGTATTTGGTTGGAATGTAATGTAATCTTGTCCGTCCATTGCAGTGGTACTTTTGTCCCCCGAAGTAAACATTAAGTCTCCTTGCAGGATTTCTTTCATTCCGACACCTGAAAAGGCGTTGAATGCTTCCGTAAATTTTGTTTTAAGTGTACCGTTTAGGTCGGAAGTGTCGTTGATTTCTTTTATACTAGAATAGAAAAGTCCACCACCTTTATTGAATAGTGATTTCTTTGCGATAAAGAATTTGTCTGTTTCGGGATGAGGCCCACACCAAATTGCAGGAGCACCGTCCCACTTAACAGTCATGTTGACACGACCCGATGCATTACCTTTCATCATATCTCTTAACTCTCTTAAGAAATTGATTGATGCACGACCACCTGCGATACCATTGTTAATGATTTCGTCTTCGAGGTGTTCTAAATGTAAGTTCTTTCCAGCCATAAGTTTAGTCTGTTGCAATTAATATTGTAAGTATACACCCTTTTTATAGGTTTGTCTACTATTTAGTTAATTAAAAAGGTATGGACACAAAAAAGGGGTCTTGTAGACCCCTGAAACAACTGGGTTGTTTTGTTTTGGTGCGTTGTATACTACTTAGTGTAAGTTATTCGGGTATTGACGCAAGCATTTCTGCGTGATGATTTCTCATCTCCCCTAGGTCTTCACCTAATGTGGCAGCTTCGGCATCCCAATCTGAACGTCTGTTAGTGAAGTAGTCCCACTGTTCCCATGTATGAGAGTCTTGGTCTGAACCAACTTCAGTTACGGAAGGGTTTTCAACTCTCCATGCAGGATAGAAGTCTAGAGCACCTGCACCAGTGTAGTCATAGTTACTTTCGAAAACTAATTCGGTGCCATTCCAATCATTTCTTGTCATGGAGTATGTCTTAGATACACCCGACATCCAATCATGGGTGTTTTGATAGTTTGTTATTTCAGCAAGATATGTATCGCAATCTGCCTGTGTGTGGGTCACCCCTTCTTTTAATGCCATTCTTAATTTCCTATGGTGTTGTTTGAGATTATAAGTTTATTTATATTTTTTGCAAAGGTGTCGAGGACAATTTGGACTCTATTTTACCAATTTTTTTAGATAATATGTCAACCTTCTCGTCATCGTGCAATTTCTTTGCATCTCTTAGTGCTATCTTTAATTCTACTTTCCTCGAAAGCGAATCTAGAACCTCTTGGGATTTTAAATTCTTCTTCATACTTCTATTTAGGTCAAACTTTGAAGTCTCCGTATTTATTTCCCATTCTACCTCTATCTGCGACTGGGATAGAATCGTCTATTCCAGTGTTCTCTATCAATTCTTCTTGAGCTTCTTGTTCACAATCATAGAGTTTCATACGACTTCTATCAACACCGATAACAAATCTCTTAAATATTGTCGGGTCGTTGTATCTATTCTTTAACTGTTTGACTACCATTTGGTCTAACTCTTCTAATTCTTCTGAGGAGATTAGTGCAAACATAAAGTCTGCAGTTGCAGGTAATCCAAATGACTCTGAGGTATCTGTAAGTTCTACATCTGTTGAACCATAACCACTTCTTGTAGTCTGAGTTGCACTCATGATTGGAACATTATACTCCACTGCAAGTCCTCTCAACTCTTCTGCAATACTCTTAATAAGAGTATAAGAGTTCGCACCAGCACCTGGCTTCACTCTATGTGATGCACATATGTTTAAGTAATCAATGAATATCATATCGGGTCTGAAGTCCTTCTTGATATCCAATTCTTGTAATAGATGTCTAAAGTGACCAACATGAGCAGATGCAGTAGGATATTCTTTAACAATAAGTTTACCTTTTGTCTTGTCCTTAAGTTTATCTACCTTTTTACCAAACATATTCTTGGTGATATCACCCAAATCTTGTATAGGAATATTTAAGGTATTTGCATCAATTCTTTCTGCAATCTTCTCTTCCGACATTTCTAATGTAATGTATAATACATTCTTGTTCATCATCAAATGACTTGATGCCATATGACACATGAATAGGGACTTACCCACACCTGTTCCTGCAAGGCAGATATTCAAGGTTTTATTGGGTAAGCCACCCTTAGTAACTTTGTTGAAGTATTCCAAGTCAAATGGAATCTTCTCTTCTTCAGTATGGTAAAATTCCCACCTGTCGTCTGCATCTTCTAATTGGTCGTGACCAATATTAGTATCAAAAGACACGGAAAGTGCATCCTTAAGTAGTTCAGGAATATCTCCACGAGACCTTTTAGACTTCTCATCAAGTACTTCAATAGAGTCCATGACAGCGATGTAGATAGCTCTATCTTTGCACCATTTTTCTGCCTCGTCTATTAACCATTCTTGTGGGGTTTCTTCTGATGAGTTCCCAATCTCCTTAACAATAGATTTAGAGGATTTTAATACATTGTCTTGTAGACTAGTATTGTTCTCTAAATTTATGAGAAGTGCCTCCATTGTAGGAGTCTTAGTGTATTTTTCGAAGTAGTCAACTACTCCCTCAAATACAGTCTTTTCATCGGTCTCGGTAAAGTATTCCGACTTTACAAAGGGGAGCACTTTCCGTGCAAATGAATCACTCTGAAGAAGGTTCTTCAGTATTGTCTGTTCTATTCTTATCGTTTGTTCCATACTTAAAATATCCTTGTGCGTGTGTCTCTAGTTCTTCCATTACTTCAGGAGTAAAGAACTTTGTCGGGTTGTTGTTAATGGTCTTACCAAATTCTGTCTTACCATTAGGTAGTTTAACACGAGTTCCCTCTTTTGTAAAGACATTAAATGCTAATGCCATATCGAGTAACCCGTAATACCTATCCAACCCTGATTCATAGGATAATCTTACGTCAACCATTCTGTTTTCAACTGTTAATCTTGATTTTGCATTCTTACAATGAATGATGTTACCAATGATTTCAGTACCTTCTTTTTCTTTCTTCTTAGATAAGAATATGATTGATGAAGCTGCATATTTCAGTCCACTACCACCACCCATTTCTTTCTGAGGGAACATAGAACCAATCACATCATATGTGTGGTTCGTTACTATCATCGGAACTCCGACTCTACCCAATTTCAATGTCAATACTCTAAATGCACCTTTGGTGATTTGAGCACGAGTCATATCTTTAGTTTCCTTACCTTCTGCAGTGTCTTCGATTTCTTTAGTAGTTGATAACATACCAAGTGAATCTAAACAGAACATCATCTTAGGACGTTTGGATTGTGGGGTTTCTGCATACTTATCCAGTATACTGATTGCTTGATTTCTGAATTCTTGTACTGTAACAACAGGAACAATAACAACTCTTGATGAGTCTATTCCTCTCGATTCAATCATATCTTTTGATAATGCAGATTCAGATTCGAAGTAAATCACAGCTGCATCTTTGTGGTCTTCTAGGAATTGTTTTACCATCCCTAATGCAAAGTAGGTTTTACCAGTTGCAGATTCACCTGCGATTGCAGTGATTTTGTTTGAAGGAAGTCCACCATATAGTGAACCACTTAGAAGAGCATTGAAAATGTGGGAACCTGTATCGATGAATTCATCGACATCCCCAGCGGATACTCCTTCGGAAACAATACTTGCGTACTCATTTCCACTTGCCTTTATCAGGTCTTTTAAAATACTTGTCATAATTTAACACCTCTCATAATGTATACTCTAGTATACTATACTTAGAGTTATTTTGTAAGAGGTTTTTCGGAGTTTTCTGAAGATTCTTTCATCTTTTTTGGATTGAGACGAATATCAATGTATTGTTCCATTGTAGATTTCATTGTGTGTAACTGAATCTCAATTACCACTAGAAAGGTTGTTATGAACGCAATCATGAATATGTAAAAACAATCCATGGCTGTTATAATCATGATACTTTATCTATTTGTTCCTGAGTGACGGTTCCAATATTTAATAAAAATTCTCGGTTTTCCATATGTTGTAGTATAGTAGTGTCTTTATTAGCACCAGTGTATTCTACTGCATGATGGTCGTCAATCAGTTGTTGGTTTACAGATATCCTATTTTCTTGTGGGTTTTCAGGGTCATTTATGAATAACTCACCAAGGATTCTTCCGAATTTTCCTTTATCGTGAGAGATAAGAGATATATTACCTTCTTCTAAGATAGTTTTGAGGTGTGCTTTTGATGCTTTACCGAATAGTTTCTCGACCAAATCTCTTGTTCTAGATTCAGGTGTATCGATTCCTAGTAAGCGTACTCTTTGTTTCTTATAAACCATTCCGAAACCTAGGTCTATATCTACGTCAACCGTGTCGCCGTCTACCACTTTGGTAATTGTTACCTTATATTCATACATAATATTATTTATCCCTAGGTGATTCCTATCACTCTATGAAGTCTTCTCTTGCCAAACCAGGCAATGAATTATGGCCGACCATTGATGATGTTTCTTCAACTCTCTTAGAGTCTTCCAAATCATCAGACTCGTCATGTTCAGTTGGATGATAAGACGTTGCTGTCTCATCTATTTGGTCTAAAATTGGATGAGAATAACCTTCTGTCTGTTTTGTCTCATAGTCTACCATTGCTTGTTTGATAGCATCTTCTGCTAGTACACTACAGTGTAATTTGATTGGTGGAAGTTGAAGTGCATCTGCAATGTCTTTATCTTTGATTAATTTTGCTTCTGCGATAGTCTTACCCATCATTAAGTCTACGAACAATGATGAAGATGCAATTGCACTTCCACATCCGTAAGTCTTGAATTTTACATCGATAATCTTTTCATTGTCATCCAGTAACAATTGTAGTTGCATCACATCACCACAAGCAGGTGCGCCTGCAAGGCCTGTTGCAACCTTCGGGTCTTTCCTATCTAAACTTCCAACGGAATGTTTTTGAGGATTTTCTAATACGGCTTCGAACCGTTGTACTACTTCTTTACTATATGCCATATATCTATTTAGTGTAATTTAACCAAAGAAATTATCCAATGATGCAACTGGTTCAAAATCTAGAACTCTTAGACATTTGTTTCCGCTAACATAGATTTATAATCATTTACCCATCTTGCGCCCCTCTCCATAACCCAATCTCTATCTAAACTACGTCCTATCATATTGTTACAATAGTCGCACATCCATCCTCTTACCGTCATTGTTGCATGGTCTACATCTACTGCCCATACGTCTTTGGGTTGATGTTCATGGAAACCACCTTTTGATTTTATCTCAGCAGATGTTTCTTTACATACAGGACATCTATAGTCAGCGTTTGGTCGTGGATTATACTTCTTCCAATCCCTTACTACTTTATCATGTGTCGATTTACACTTCTTGCAAGTGTTGAGTAGTTCGGGTTTATTCTTTGTCTTATTTCTATATCCAAATGATGTGAAAGGCAGTACTTCTTTACACTCCCTACACATCTTTGATGGAATATTGAGTTCTTCTTCACCCCATAGAGTCATTATCTTCATGCGAAAAAACTATCCAATGATGCAACTGGTTCTACGTTCCAACCAATTAATGTTATGATGTTCTTAAGTGGTTCGATGAATGACTTATCAAATTGCATATCATAATCCACATAACTGTTTAAGTCAAATTCTTTTGGGAGAACATTGATAAATGATATCACGTTCTCATTGATTGGATTTGGAAGTGTGAGGTAAGTGAACTTTATCTTGTCACTATTCTTTACGTTCTCATATCGTTTATGTACGTTCTTTTTCTTGAGAAGATGGTTGTATAGTAATGCACCACGAACTGCAATAGGTGTTCCTTTACCGTAGATTGTAGTTGCATCCGAATATTGTGCAAGGTTATTACAACCTCTTGGTGATGACATTTCTTCTACTGGCAATCGTCTGAAGTCTCTTCGTGCGTTCTCTACGAAGTCCCAAACTTCTTCTTCAGTCCCGTTCATGACAACCTTCAAGACATCAGTTAATTGTTTACGAACCCATTCAGGAGTTGATGACTTTGCAGTTTCAATCCCCATCATTTTAAGTTTAGGTTCTCTGAGTCTTACCCCTTCGTTATCCATTACATTGAGTATGTACCTTTTTTTCGCAGTCCATATTCCACGGTCTGCAATAATCTCCCGACCCATAACCATCTTCTGTTGGAAGGCGTTGGTGTATTCTGCAAGGTCGTCATAACCCCCAGTTAACACGTCTAGAATCTTATCTTGACCAACGGTATCAAGGAAATCTACAATCTTATTTTTGGGTGTACCTTCAGGAAATACCTTCTGTACCATTTTATCAAAAGACACATAAATCGAATCGGTATCCATTGCAATCACATAGTCTTCATTATCAGTATTAAGAACCTTGTTCATGTAATCATTGATGGTGTTTTCTGCAGTTTTAATAATCAACTGACCCGACATAGTAATTGCTTCTGCAAGGTTAGGGTCAAAGAATGCAAAGTATTGATTTGCAAGAGCACCATAAGCAGAGTTAAGTGCAATCTTTCTAACCTGTTGATTGTTATATGCACGTTTGATTAGTCCATCGAGTTCATTCAGTCGTTTCTTATCATCGCATGATTCTTTCTCAATCTGATACTCAATCATCTTACCCTTCCACTCTTTACGTTCAGTGTAAAACTTTTCCATAAGTTCGGGAAGGAATCCTTGTTTGTCTCTTTTGAACTGGACTCCATTGGCAGCGATAGTTCTATTAGTTGTCTTTAGGTCGGATAGGTCATGTTCGTTGTTCAGTAACTTATCAATATTGAGAGTTTTGATATCACCCTTAATCATCTTTTCGGGGGAAATATTATACTGCATAATGATATGAGGATACAATGAGTTCAAGTCAAATGACATAACCCAATCATGTTTACCCACAATAGGGTCTTTAACATATGCACCGACAATAGAATGCGTTTTACTTCTATCTAATTTCTGAGGTGGTGTTTGGATGTTCTGTTCTTTGAGGAAGTTGTATATGATTGTTTCCCAATACTTAACCATACCAAATGTATCCAAGTAATTACACTTGGCATCGTATGCCATGGTCATGGTCAATTCCAATAGACCGAGTTTATCTTCGAGGTCTTCTACAAGTGTTACATCCTTAACATTGTATTCTAAAAACAATGGATAGTTCTGTTGGTAAAGTGTATGCAGGGAACCGTATTCGGAATAATCAATCTTTGCTTTACCCAACTCAACGTGTGAAATGTGATTGAGTGAATAGGATTCTTGATTGACGAATGTTCTAGTTTTGTAAAGTGCCATATAGTCAACGATGTTAACCCCGTATAGATTAAACACCATAACCTTCTGACCATAGTTGTTTGTGTAATCTCTGACATCAGACATATTCCAAGGTGAGAACTTCTTATGATGTCCTTCACCGAATAGTTTATCTACACGATTACAAAGATACGTCATGTCAAATGCATCAACATTCCATCCTGTAACAATGTCAAAAGATTCCTTTCTCCAATACTTAATGAACTCAGTTAGTAGTTGTGCTTCATCAACACATTCATGATAAGTCACATTCGCAGGTGCATCCCAAGGCCCAATACCGAAAGTATGTGCCATAAATCGAAATGGTTTGATTGTGATTGCGTTTACTTTTTCTTCTGCAAGAGTAGGTTCGGGGAATCCGTTTTCTGACTCACACTCGATATCAAGTGTTGCAATTTTAGTTGTTTTGTAATCCCATTTTACATTACCCTGAAATTTATCAGCGATGTAAGTGTAAATGTATTTGTCATATCCATGAATCTCAAAACCTTGAGTTCCTTGATATTGTTCTCTGAATTTTCTTGCACCACCCATAGTGTCAAGATTGACCTGCTCTAGTGGTCTTCCATCTAATGACCTGTATGCAGTGTCACCTTTTTTAGAAAGGACGTAATGATTGGGACGATATGCAACAGATAGTTTTACCTGTTTTTTACCTTGATAACCCTTTACGAGTATTTTATCACGAGTACGACATACGTTAGTATAAAAATCCATACTGTTATTATAACAGAAAGATGTCTATTCTACAAGTGTTTTTTTGCTTGGATGCTGTAATTCTTTTACTGATTTGAGTTTGTCTTGTGCATCTGCAAGTTGTCCAACGAGTTCATCAACTGCAGCTACGACATCGGGATGTTCTCCGATACCTGCTGGGTTTGATTGATAAACTGAGATGTTTGCAGTGTGTACTGCGATATCACCTTCGTATTTCTTTACTAATGCACCTAATATATCTGCCATTATTTATTCCCTGTTGCGATTTTGTAGTTCGTCTCCAAGTTAGGTCTTACTGAAAATATAGTAACTATCTGACTCTTCGGTATGTTAAAATCGTATTCTCTTGCATATGGTAACCATGGTGCAAGGTTAACTTCCATTCGTCCATCTTCTACACCTGAAATTAATTGTTGTGCTTCAGATATATGAACACTCCCATTTAGTTTAGATTCAGTCACTATTCCCATAATGACTTCTCCACCTAAAAGTTTTAGTGCTTTAATGTTTGAGGTTTTAAGCACAGGCTTTAACCAAGTCTTGTAGTTCTACACTTCGTCTACCAACTTGTCTAAACCATTTCGAATCTTCCATCTCAACTGCAACTTTATTCCAGTCTTCTGAGATTACTCCTTTCCACATATTATTAAATTTACCAAAACGACCACCACCTAAGTTGAATGTCATGTTGACTAGAACGTGTTGTATGTCTTCGGGAAGACTGTAAAAGTCTTCTCCACCTTTTGATTCAAATACATGAATGCATTCATCAACGTGTTTGTCAAAGTCGTCTTCATAATATGCATCACACACTTCTTGACTTACTGGTGTTCCTGCTGATTGACCATGTTCTGCATCACCTTCTTTAATGAGATGTCCAACACCTAGTGTCAAATATCCTAGTGAATCTGCATAGACTTCTAGTACTTCACCTTCGTGGCGTTTAATCTGTTCTTTTAGTATCTCTTTGTTCATTTTGTTCCCTGTCTGCTTGTTGTTGGATAAGTTCTACTAAAATCTCACCCATGAGTGTGTTTAATTCATCATTATTTAGGAGTTCCTCAAGGTTAAGTTCTGTTGGTTCCATGTCGTGAGGGACTCTTCTTATTGTTCTTTGGAAGTTTAAATTGGGTTTACCGTCTTCCATTTGGACTTTACCATATTGATAAACCAAACCATTCCATTTAGAATGTTCTTTTAGTTCTATGGCTGCATCCTTCACATCAGGATTCTCTACAACCCTGTATATTCCCGAATCAAATATCATTGTCATTAAAAAAAGTTCTCCAAAGAAGATGAATTGTATGACTCATATGCAGATTTAATATCACATTTGAATCTTCTTATTCTACCTATGTTTTCCCATTCATCGAATTTGTTAGTCAATGTTAAGAATGGATACTTTTTGCATATCTTCATATGTTCTATTTCATTTACTTCTGCAGTTCTAAACTCTGCACATCCACCTTCTGCAAAAGCAGTTAACCACCTATCCATACAAACCTCATCTGAAGTTATGTTCTTATGACCTCTCATTGCACATTCAATTGCTAGGACATTATCTTCTCCAACTTGTGCTAAGTTCCAATCCACTTCATCTACAAACTTATTTAGTTTACTGCCATCAATCCAATGAGTAGCAATGAATAGTTTATTGAAATAGTGGTTCTCACCGTAAGGTGGTAGAAATCTATCCCTATGTCCAATGTGCATTATGTTGTCTTCTTTAAACCAAGTCTCAACTCTATTGAACCAGTCATTCCAATCTTCAAGTGTCATTAGTCTTTTTGAAGTATCCATATTTGATTCTTCACCATAGTACTTTGAATTTCTTCTATAGAATCTTAAATCATCATCCATCATACCAAAGTGATTTGTTCCAGCGTGATGATATATCAACTCTCTTGTCTTTGCTATACCAATTTCGTTTCCTACAACAAGGTACTCACAATCATATGTATAGTGTTTTCTCTCTTGGTCTTGAACTACCATGATAACATTTTTTTGTATATCAGAAGGAAGGTTCTCAAAAGTAATTTGTGAGTCAACTCTTTTATATGTTGGGATGTATATTCTCATTCTTTCCAATTGTATGTTGGTTCAACACTCATAGTGTCATAGATGTTTGGATGAGATAGCAATGCACGTCTGTAAGGAGTCCATTTGATTCCTCGTCCCCATCCCATTTTAGAGAACAGTTCTATCTTTGTAATAGACCCATGTTCTTTTATGATATTAATTAACTCTTCTAATTTTTCAGACTGACCCATCTTATGTGTTCCGTCTACAATGGTATTAATGTTATCCACCATCTTTGTCATTTCGTTTTTGTATAGAAGATTGTCTCTAAGAGATTGTTGTGCAATTTTAGACTGGTCGTCTCTATGGTCGGGATTATCCAAGTAAGTGTTTAGTAATGTAAGTGCTTCATAATCTGTTTTAAAGAACTCTGCATTATCCTGCAATTCGTGATAGTAAGAACCATCAAAGAAAATGTATGGACATCCATTCATAAGACCATCTGTAGCAGCGACACTCCAACCACCATACTTCTGTTTTGGTGCAAATCCAACCAAACAGTTTCTTAGTTTTTCGTAGTAACCTTTCTTGTTGAACTTTTCATTAGTCATGTATGGTCTTGGTACTTCTCCTTCGAAGAGAGGAACCCATACTTTAAAGTCTTGTCTTTTTTCATATAATGAATCCATAAGAGACACAAACTCATCAAAGTGTTTATACTTTTCGCATCTATGATTGAAGACAATTATCTTTTCGGGACTTTCATTAGGGGCGACGATATCTTCTTCAAAGACACCTAGATGTTGAACTTCAAGTTTCATATCTAACTTAGTAACTGTTGCAGAATTAAATACTTCCTTTGCTTGTTGCAACACCATTTCTTTTTGTGCATAGGTATTGATATAGCAATTCTCGTATTCTAATAGTCCCAACATATTCTGATTGAATGCACCCTTATACCATGAAACAATATGATTGAAATCGAACCAATGTGTATACCCCATAACTTTAGGTGTATGATGTGTAAGATTATACATTGTGTTTACAAGTTGATGAGTATGTTCGGGTAAGTGAGACATGATAATATCAAAATCTTTTTCATGACCAAGCAATGATTTGATATATGAAACGTCAAAATGACTCCTCATTGCAGGTGGATAGGAAGGGACTGGAACCATCAACTGTTCTGTATTAGGAAATGTTAGACCTTCAATATGAATCGGGGATATGATATGCCAAAAGAAGTTTTTTTCTTGAGTTTCCCTTATCATATTCTTTAATACTTGGACATATGAATCTTTCTCTAAGTCTTTTTGCCAAGTGATATTGGGATATACTAGTATCCGAATTGTTTTTGCGAGGTCTTGCTCTGAATAGAATTTATCTAACATAAGAAATGGAGCGGGTAGAGAGAATCGAACTCCCATCAAAAGGTTGGAAACCTCTTGTAATAACCATTATACGATACCCGCTTTTGTTACTTGTCTTCTCAAATTTGTTGTTGAGAAAGAATGTTTTCTGTTTGTGTAAAATACCTCTATTGGTAAATTATCACCCGTAAATTGTTTGTCTTTGTAATCCTCTCCAACGAATCTAATATCGATAGGAGTTGATTCAAGTAAGTCCATTAAACTTTGTTCTGTATCATATGGTATCACATCGTCCACAAATTGTAAAGAGGATAATTGTATGAACCTTTCATATACATTTTGTACTGGTTGATTCTTTGATTGTCTATCAATAGATGGGTCGGTCTGTAATCCAACAATAAGATGGTCACAATTCTGTCGTGCTTCTTTTAACATGACAACATGACCTGCGTGTAAGAGGTCAAATGCACCACAAGTAAATCCTATCTTCATCTTATAATATCAATAGTGTTCATAGTGTTCTGATTCCATACTTCCAATTCAGTTCTTTTTCTTCCTTGTGCAACTACATTATCAAATCTCTTACTTGCTTTGTTTTTCCACCATGCAAGTATTCCATCCATTTCAAATCTATCAAAGTTTTCTGCTTTGATTAGTTTATCGGTGTTACCTAGTATCACCTCTCTAGTGTTAGAGTATCCCCATTCAGACATATAAAATCTTTTCTGCGTTGTGACACCAGTTGCTTTCTCCATTGCTTTAACAAAATGATTATAACCAACTGTATCAAGTCTTTTTAAATTCTGTTTGACCAAACCAATCATCTTAGTTTGCATCTTAAGTTTACGGGATGAAGCACCCTTGTGTATTAGGTCTTCTCCATCATTCTTTTCTGTAAACCAATCTCTTAGTTCGAAGTATATATCTTCACCTAGTGTCAATAGAAACTTACTTTGAGTGTCACCTTTGTATCTTAAAAATGGTCTCATTCCATCATACATACTTGACCCTTTAATGTTTCCATATAAAGATGTAGTTTCAAATAAACAAAACTCTGTATTGTATTTCTCGTTCAACATTCTTCTTGTTTCATGAGAACAACATATGGCCGCAAGTAATTTACCACCCAAATAATTATATCCGAATGGTTGAATTGGAACTATATTGAATCCCATGATTGCACGTTTGTTGAAGATTTCTAAGTCGGGTGTATGACCAAGATAATCATTCCTTGGTTTACTATTGATTAGTGGTGAACCATATCTAATAAATCCCACTACTGTATTTGTCGTAGTTTCTTTAACTACAAGTTTTAATGATTTGCCAGGAATTGATGTCTCTGGCGAAAATGATGCAGTTTTTTCTAACATTGCATCGAATGTTTCGTTTGGTATTTGAGTTATAGAGAAATTCATATCTTGGGGATGTATGTCATAATTTTGAAACATATCATCCTCAAGACCGAATCCAAATAATGGAGCAGGTAAGTCTTTTACTCGTTCAATTTTCCTTGCACGAAAGTAATCGTCAATTCTATTGAAGTCTGCAAAATAGGTAACAAGTTTTCCTGCTGCCCAAAAAGTATCTTCCCTACTTAATTCCACTACCCTTCTTGGTTACCCAAGTATTGCATTACTGTTTCTGCATTTGATATTTCAAATGGGTCTGATTCACAATTGTCTTCGAATCCATCTTCGATGAACATCTTTTCGACTTTGCCATCATTAAGGATACAAGCGTATCTCCATGACCTCATTCCAAAACCAAGATTTGATTTCCTGACCTCTGCACCAAACTTATGAGTAAACTCACCGTTTCCATCAGGTAGAAATACAATATTCTCAATTTGTAAGTTACTTCTCCACTCTTTCATTGCAAAACAATCATTAACTGATAAACAATAAATCTCATCAATTCCTAATGCTTGGAATTTCTTGTAATTACCTTCAAATCCAGGCACTTGTTGTGATGAACAAGTTGGTGTGAATGCTCCAGGCAATCCGAATAATATTACTCGTTTTCCTGCAAACTCTTCAGTTGTGTTTAATGACCCCCATACAATTTCTCCATCTTGTTCTATTCGAACTGGGAAGGATACATTGGGGACTTGTTGTCCGACTTCAATGGGTAGGCCCATTTCTGCATTATTATCACTCATTTTTTCTCCATAATATAATAAAGGATACACCTATTATACATCATAATAGGTGTATCCGTAAGGGGTTTTTTTAAGAAATTTTAATTTCTTGGGGTTTGTCTTCTTCTGCTACAATCCTTTCCAGTGATATAATCATGATACCATCTTTCATATCTGCACCCTTAACGACAATATCGTCTGCAAGTGTAAATTTTCTTTTAAAGTTTCTTGAAGCAAGTCCTTTGTGGACAAATTCCCTGTTATCCAATTCCTCTTGTACGCCTTCAATAGAAAGGGATTCTTTCACTTTTAAGATTACGATTTCCTTTTTACTAAATCCAGCAACTGCAAGTTCGATGGAGAAGTTCTCTTCATCGTGTTTTACAATATTGTAAGGTGGATAGTTGGTTACATTAGACGTGTCTGCACGTTCTAATATTTGAAGAGTTCTGTCGAACCCGATTGCGAATGGGAAGTCTGTTGAAAATTTCCCGAAGACATCATTGAAATGTGTCATAGTTTTTCTCCTTTATTAAGCAAGTTAATGTTATGTAACCCCAAATGGGCATTACAGTAGTATTTATACAGTATAACAAAGGAACTTTAAAAAATCAAGAGGTTTTTTGTAATTTTCTCAATTCTTTCTCTGCACCGAAAAGTGGTGCATATATCTTAACTGGTATCTCCTTACCTTTAACATTAATTTCATCGATGTATTTCCAGTCAATATCAATTTGGTTTTTGGTAAACTCTGAAAATAGGATTGGAGTATCGTAAGTTCTAGTTTGCACTTCAAGTCTGGCTGCAAGGTTAACTGCATCACCAACCACTGAGTAATCGAACCTTTCTTCTGAACCCATGTTACCCACGATACACTGACCAGTGTTTATTCCAGTGCCTATGACCACTGGTGGTAAATCAATTCCTTCTTCTTTAATATCTTTGTTCATTTGTTCTGTAAGTAGTTCTATTTCCATTGCAGATTTCATTGCCATTTCTGCATGGTTCGGACAATCTAGTGGAGCTCCCCACCATGCCATTAAACAGTCGCCCATAAATTTATCAATAGTTCCACCATTTGCAAGAACTATCTTTGACATCCCATCTAAGAATCTATTGATGAGTAACACTAGACCTTCAGGGTCATCATTTTTCATGTAAGCTTCGCTTATGGGGGTGAAACCTACAATGTCTGCGAATAAGAAAGAAAGTTCTTTTCTATCTCCACCAAGTTTTAATTTTTCGGGGTGCTTTTGGAGTTCTTCAATCATGTCGGGTGATAAATACTTTTGGAATTGCTTCTTAATTTGTTGTTTTTCTTGGAATGTGATGTAGTATTTGTTGAAAGAAGCATGACCAAACACAATCAAGGAGGCCATAGATGAAAAGAAGGTATCGAAAAGAACGAGACTTGAAGACCACATATAGAAACTCCCACCCACCTGAAGTCCTACGAGTCCTAAACTCAATGACCCCGAAAGAGCTGTGGGAAGCCTATAAACCATTACCAACACTATTAAAAGAACTAACAGAAGAAGAACAGTTTCTACGAATTCAAGAAAGTAGGATTGCTGTATTTGAACTCCTGTCAAAGCGGTTTGGATTAGGTTCGCTTGCACTTCGTGAGGATACATTACACCCATTGGGGTTGAAACTGGATTGTTGTATCCTTCAGCAGTCACACCAAACACGAGAATAACATTTTCAGGTAATGTATCAGTAAAGGAATATCTCTTGAATTTATTCCAATATGAAATCATCAAGTCACCTTGAGGTGTTGTTGCGATTGGGGGTTGTCTTCCTATTCGAACCCATTCAACTCCCACCTCATCGGTGACCTTAAGTTGATATGATTCTTCACCTGTATATGCTCTTAACACTTCAACTGCAAGTGATGGATACACATCTCCGTTAACCTGCATCAGTAATGGTGCAGAACGGATAGTTCCATCAAAGTTTGGTGTACCTGAAATACTAGGAGTTGCAGTAGTTACCCCTACTCCATAGGTGTTTCCCTCTAGTACAGGAATGGGACTGAGGACTCCTAGAGTCCCCCACACTGCGTTTTTAACGTCTCCCCCACCCAAAGTACTAGTTCCGACAAAGGGACTAGACCCTTTTTCGGTCTGAATAGTAGGTGCTGACGCTAAAATTGATAATCTATTAACCAAAGCCCCTGCAAATTCTTCGTCTCCACCGAATCTATCGGGTTCGGAAAACACTTGAGTGAACACATAAGTGTTACTGTAGTGTTCTTCTAACAGTTTGTTTGCGTAGATAGTTCTTGGAAATGGTAATTGACCGTGGACTTCTACTGATTTCTCATCGATATCGACCAATACTATTTCAGGAAGACCTGAATCGGGATTGTATTCCTCGACACTATGTGTTGAATGTAAGTAATCGAACCAAGACCAAGAGATGTTCTCGATGAACATCGGGTTCCAAATCTTAAGTGTGAATAATAAACCTATTGTTATTAATACGGATTTCCAACTATACATACACGTCTACAAAGTTTCCTTTGAGTGTCTCCAAGAATCTATACTTCCTACTTTTACAATACATTATGCAAACTCTGGCATTGCATAAAAGAATATCCAAATACAGATACCTAGTAATGTCAATGCAAGTACAGCAGAAGTAATTCCCGATATCTGTTTTTTTCTATAACTGATTCGGTATTCGTTGACTTCCTTTTCAATTCTTTCTTCGGGTGTCATGAGTACATTACTCTTGAGTTATTGTTAGTGTGCAACCACCAGCTGTTACGCAGCTTTGTGTAAGGTTGTATGACTGGTTTGATGAACTATTTTGTATTAGGTTGAGTGTAGTTCCGTATGAACCACCAAGTGTAATGGATGTCGCATGAGACCCACTTCCTTTTTGATTACTGTTTACTACGTTATCATCGTTGTTCGTTCTCAGATAGAGAGTCTTATCACCAGCACCTTGTTGCCGTAACCATGCAGTGTTATTATCGCTGTAAAGATATACCGTTGCAGTGTGGTCTCCACCTGTTGTGGATTTCTGATATCCTATGAGTGTGTTATCACTTCCATGGATGTCTAGGTTTAGTTTATGACCACCATCGTCTGCGACATATGAGGCAGAATCGAATGTGGTGTCGGATGAATTTGAGAGTACTGTTCCTTGACCCCATCGAACAGCATTGGTATTTCCTATTATGTGGAATCCTATATCGTTCTTAGAACCAGTTCCACTTTGTTCTAAGTGTAGTGTATTAGAGTTCCCATCTAGGTCTCCACCCCAAGTTTCTCCCGAACCCCAGTAATCTACGAA